TCCGGTATTGGTTGCCGCTGACTGATTTCCGGTATTGGTTGCCTTATCGTCTTCCCAATTAACTTGCTCTTTGATGTATTCAACGCCAGCTTTGATAATTCCAGCAATTCCAATTTCTGCTTTCACGGAAATTTTCTTTCCAACTCTCTTGCTATCATCAGATGATTTCTGGCCATTCTCTTCAAGATCAACTTCACAATATCTGGAATCTGAAGGAGGATAATAATCGAATACATCCATCGGAAATTCGCAAGCATGGAATCCACAATTACAAATGTCTGCTTTTTCTTCTGTGTATTCTTTTCCAATTTCATACTGGAAATCTCTACACTTTAAGTCCTTGTCAAATCCTTTAAAGCATTTCATTTTTTCTTTTCCTCCTTTGATTCGACTAAATCAAGCCCAAGCATTCTGAATGCCATGTCCTTTGTGAAATCATAATCTTTCACGCTATTCGCCCAAGCTTCAAATGCCTTTAATCTTCCAACCAGAAGTGCATATTCCTCATTGGCATTCTCTGGAATATAATCCGTACTCTTGTTTTCTCCCATGATTAGTCCTCCTTATCTTTTGCTCCAAATTTTTTAAGCATTTCTTCCAGATGCGAAATAAACGGAATAATTGCATCTATCTGTTTGGAAGTTTCCTTGATTTCTTTATCAAGTTCTTCCTCGTTCATAAGGCCATACTCAAATGAATGTCTAAGCTGCTCTTTTATTTCTTTCTCTTCTCCACCATTTTTTGCGAACATCTTTTTAATTTCATGGGTGATAGCTGCATACTCTGAAAGAATATCAATCCCTTTACCAGAAATATTAACTAATCCGTTTTCAAATTTAATCATTGTTTTTCCTCCCTATTTTCTTTTATTATCTCCCTCTGAATGGTATAATGTGTTCAGAAAGGAGGTGTGTTAAAATGTTTCTCAAATTAAAAGTTTCCTGTACTTGTCATTGTGATTACTATATAAGTGAAAGAATAAGTACAGACAAGGTTGTGTGCCCGAATTGCGGAAAGGAACATCCTTATTCTCATAAAATAATTTCAATGCTTCATGCCGCAAATGAGATTGATGATGGCAATGTTCCCGGAGCAGAAACAATAAAAACTTCCGTTATTTCTGAATGGGAAGATGTGACTGAGCGTCAATAACAATCTTCATGTACTCTAAAAAGCCTTTCGCTTCAGTGGCGGACAGACCGCATTCGGCAATTTCGTTTTTTACTTTTTCTACAAGGTCGCTTGCCTTCTGTCCGTTTTTGTGGCGATATAACTGATATATTTTGGAATCATAATCGGATAACCTTTCAGCAACGTAATCATCTGCTAACATTCTTTGTTCACCTCCCCTATTCAATAATTGTAAGATCTTCATCCACCGCAAATGGTTCAGTAACAAATATTCCATCTTCTTTAAAGAGAAGATCAATTTCAACATGTTGCTTATTTGCACACTTCACAACAACTACATTCTCATTTTCTTCTTTGGTATGTGTGAACAAAATATCTGCAATTTCAAAACCTACAAGAGAATGAAAAATTTCTGGATTATCTCCATAAAATTCGTAGCTTTTAATATCTTTCACTGTTTTACCCTCATTTTCTTTCTGAATTAATATCATAATTGCAATCGCGAATCTGCATTTTTGTATTTGTACACGGTTGCCATCCCTTGATGTACTTCACAGCTTCCTCATATCTTAATTTTGGAATGTTGTTTCTTGCGTTTACACCGAAATAAGATTTCACATCTCGATTACATTCTGCGAATACTTTCTTTCCGATTTCTGAATAGGCATTAGATTTCTTTCCGCCCAACGCTTCAATAACCACTAGCGAAACCAGATCCCCAAGATATTTTTGCTGACCGTAGTCAATTGTCATTGTATTTTCAAGTTTTTCGATTCTTTCCTCATGATCTGCTGTGCCCTGGGCAAGAATCTGAATTTGTTCGGCAACCGTCAATGGTTTTCTGTAGGAACCTGTCTTTCGAATTTCTGGGAGAACTTTACTTGTCACCCAGTCTGTAAACCTTTCGGCAGATTCTTTTCTGCTCTGGAAAATCAATTTATACATATTGGGTTCATTTACAAAGTTAGCATTCTGCTTTCTCCCGATACCATCAATGACCTCATTTGTAATGACCCCATCTGCATTTAACCTTGTCTTTGCCTGGCTCGGATTTGAAATTTCTAATGCTTTGCATATATCAATCATGCAAAACCAAGGTTCATTATCAATAGTTATTGTCCGAATATCTCCGAACTCTGGCGAATTAAAAATCTGTAATTCGTTCATTAGTCTCCTTTCTGTGATATAATCTCCTTTAGGAAGGTGTAATCTCTTTTACATAGAGCACATCTACTGGGTTAAATTTCAAACAATATTGCTTTCCAGCGTCATCCCATTCCAAACGTATCAGTTTATCTCTAATGTCTGGTTTCACAATATCATCCGGGAACACACACGGAATTTCGATTGTTTCCCCATTTTTAAATTTGATAATTGTCATCTTCTCCTTATAATCTCTCCTTTCTTGTGTTATACTCACTATAAGAGTGGAGGTGATGATTATTGGTATTTAATGGTTTCTGCGATAAGCAGAACAAAAATTATTCCATTGAAGCTTCTCTCATTAATACTGGATCATTGGATGATTTGACGCCTAATTACACAATAGGTCGAATTAAGTGTAATTATGCAAGCAAAACTGGATGTTGTTCAAATCCGAAACAATGTTCCATTTTAAAAGCTTCAAAATAATTCTGTTTGGCTCTCTGAGATATGGGAGCCTATTCTGTTTGAAATTTCAGCATCCTTGGTGAATCTTTAAACTTGATTCCCTCAATTTCTCCAATTCCTTTCTGGTTCACCTTCAACATTTGCAAATCTGTAGATAAATCAAAAGCATTCAGATCAATGGAAAGCATAGGTTCTGAATCTCCAACTCCCTGTTTCAACTCAAAACTCCTTACACCTTCGAGTTTGTGACCATCTACAAGGATTTCTGTAAATATTCCACATTCGCCATTTACTTGCCGAATTTCGATTTTTGATACTTTCATTAGTCTCCTTTCTGATCTAAATCAACAGTTTCTTTTTTATCTGTTTTTTGTTCCATGCTGTTATCAGAAAAACTTTCCACTTTCCCAAGAATGTAGCCTTTATCAAATTCCGACATCTTAGGAATTGCTTCTTTCAGCTTTTCTACGATTTTTTTTCTTTCTCTGACATTTTCTATTTCACCTCCTTCTTTTTACGCGCAATATTTAATTTCATATTCAGTTACGATTTTGGAGAAAATCTCTCGCAGCTTTTTATCGTCATCGATGACGTCCATTTTGTTTAGTGAATTAATCTCTGTTTTGGTGCAACCATTTTCAGCCATTCGTTTTCGCTTATTTCTTAATCTTGTATTCAGATCACATCCAGCCCGGCATTCCAATTCTGTGTACATTTCTGTTCTAAGCATTTTAAACTCTGCTCCTGCACCTTTTTGTATGCGATTGAATTTAGAATTAATTTCTGAACGCCAGTTATCAAATACAGGCTTTACCGCTTCTTTGATATTCTCTGTTGTCGCAACAGCTTTATCTGCGGTTTCTTTGGCAATTAAAATCTGTCTATCTCTTTCTTTGTCAGCAAGTTCTTTTTCAACCATTTGTGAAAGTAGCCCCTGTAACATTTGAAGTTCTGGTGACAATGCCCTTTTTACAGTTTCTTTGGTTTTAAAGTACCCATTCACAAGCTGTCGCTGAACATCCCATGCTAAATCGTCTGTGAAGGACTTTACTAGCATTAGATAACCCTGTTCTGTAATAAGCGCATAATCAGAAGTTGCCTTGTCTGGAATGTCAAAAATTTTGGTACGACGAATTTCGTCGGCGCTTACTCGGAAGAAATCTTCGCTCTCAATAAAGCGCTCTCTGTTTGTTCTGAAATTTCTGCTTGCTGTTCCGTCTGGTCTGCCATGAACTGCATCAATATCTTTGAATGTAACCACTCGCTGACCGTTATACTCTTTTATTGAGATATCCGAATTTCCAATATGTACTAACTGGTTCGTGTTTATCACTCCTTTCTTAATCTGACTTTCAATTCCGTTTTGTGTTGAAAATATTTTTCCTATGTGTTAAAATTCTTTCATACCCAAATAATGGGCAATGAAAGGAGTTGTTTGCTTTGACCCAACTTTTGAATTTGCCCTGTTCCTTATTGTAGGTTGCAAGCAGAGTAACCTGCGTTACCAAAGTACGTTAAGCAATTTCGTTCACCGTATTGAACAAAATTCCTACATTCGCCAACTAATGGGCAGCTAATCCTTTTTACTCAATCGCAGAACTAAAACTGCGTAAGTGGTGAAGTGTTTCAAGAAACATTTGGTGCTGCTTATGTGACTCAACAAGTGCGTTCAGTCTGCAAAACACATAAGGTAAACAAATTTAGGCAAGAACTGATAGGACAGCACTCCTGTCAGTTTTTTGCTATTCTTCTTTAAACAGATATTCCAGATCATATTCTGGGAAAAGCTCTTTTTTAGAAAGGACTGCTTCTGGATAAGTAAAAGGTGTTTTCCCCTTTATCTTGTTCTGAATAGTCCTTTCATCAACACCAAGAACCTTTGCAAACGCTCTGATTGTAATTCCTTTATCATCAAGAGCTTTTTTTAAATGAATTAACATTAATACCTCCTGTCGCATTATTGCGACTACTGTGTAAAAAAAATATCTATTGCTTCTTCCCTACTTAAAGGAACTGCGCTTACAATTCCGTGAATTTCACCAATTGTAAACTTTTCGCCTCCATCTTTAAGCTTACGGTAAAAAGTGCTTCTATCCATACCAATTGCGCTTGCAACAGCTTCTTGTGTATTTCCATGTTCAACAATTTTACCTTTAAGCCTTGCTATATTTACAACCACAAGCGTTACCTCCTTTCTAGTAGCATTTATGCGACTTTGTGATTATATATTACCTCTTGCAGTCGCATTTGTCAATATAAAAATTCGCATTTTTGCAATTATTTTTGTTGCATTTTTGCAACATTAATGATATTATATATTTCAGAAAGGAGGTGTACAAAATGTCGAAAACTGGCGAACAAATAAAAAAGAGAAGAAAACAGCTTGGTATGAGCGCTGATGAACTTGCTGAAAAGTTGGGCGTATCAAGATCTACTATATTTAGATATGAAAAAGGAGATATTGACAAGGTACCAGCAGAATATGCAAAGCCATTGGCGGATGCGCTCTGCACTACTCCAGCATATTTGATGGGGTGGGAAGATAATTTAGAAACCGAAACAGATTTTATCCCAAAACTTATGACTGACACAATATCTGTAGAACATGTTAAGCTGTTGCTTGAACTGAGTGACACTGATAAAAAGAGTGTTTTCGACATGATTGAATTTCTTTACAAAAAAAGCAGGGATTAATCTCCCTGCTTTTTTTAATAGCCCCATTGTTTTTTAAATGAAATAATCATGTTATACAAAAACTTCATAAACTTTTCGCTATGTATATTTTCAAGCATCTCAATAATTTCTTTCTTGTAATCCACGTAAATCCCTCCCAATATTCCAAACATCTGTTCTTATTTGTTAAATTATATCATGTTTTCATAACCATATACTGGGATATAATTGTTTCCGCTTAAATCTTTCCTAGGAAGCTGGTTTCTTCTAATTTTTTGATGAATTATAAGTTTTTTTGTGTAAATATTGTGATTTTTGCTTTTCCAAATCGTAATAATAATAGATAGAAATAAAGGGGCTGGATGCTTGTCAGCGAGGGATTTATAGCGCTCATGGACAACCTGTTTTACCTCTGTTTTTGCAATTGCGATAGTTTTACCCCTCCCAAAGATAATACTACGCTCCGGGCAGAAGTAAACATATTGAGTCAAGAGCACATGCACGAATATCAGTATAAACACAATTATGATTTTTTTATGTTTCTCCATGAATCCATCCCCTTTACACTATCATCTTAATGTATTACAATAACATTGTATCAAAAAATATACAATTACACAGGAAATGGCGAAATTAGCACCTCTGGTGGCGAATTTTACGTGAAAAGAGATGATTTGAATGCGAATTGCGATATGTGATGATAACGAACTACAGATTGGTATATTTATGAATCGGATCAATAATTTTCTCAAACGAAACGGTGATGTAAAAGCATTGATTACTCCGTATGATAAAGGGCAGCCACTTATTGACGATGTGGCAGATGGCGAATGGTATGATATTGTGGTTTTGGATGTCGTTTTGAAAGAAGAAAACGGAATTGAAGTCGCAAAGGAATTGAGATCAAATGGCTATAATGGAAATATTATTTTCTGGACAGCCCACAAAGAGTATGTTTTTGAAGCTCTTGATATACTCCCAGTTCATTATATTATAAAAGGCTCTGAAAATGGCAGAATGTATAGGGCTTTCAATCACGCTCTTAAGCATATCCATAAAAGCACTCTTATGATAAAAGGAAAAGACTTTATTCATCGGGTGGAATTTCAAAATATAGAATATATTGAGAGCCGAAACAAATACATCATTATCCACTGCACTTGCGGTATTGTTTATACGGAACGATGTAAACTGTCTGATATTGAAGAATTACTGGATTCCAGATTTTTAAGATGCCACCAAAGCTACATAATAAACATGGATGAGGTAAAAGAAATAAACGATTTGTTCCTTATGTTTTCTGGGAATACTGTGCCGATCAGAAGAAAAGACTTTGCGAAAATAAGAAACGAATTTGAAGAATATACAACATTTAAGTAGCTCCCGGGGAAAGCCCCGGGAGTATTATTATTTCAGTAATTCATTGACTTTTTTCTGCACTTCTGCGTAGTTGTAGCCGGCAGCTTCCAGGCGGTCTCGTCTATCTTGTCCATTTCCCCATTCGCCATTGATTACCTCTTTTGCAACCTTGTCTACACTTTTCTTTGCTGTTACGGAATACACCGCTTTTCCATTCCAGTCAAAAACAGAGTAACCAGCTTTGCAAGCCTTTTTCGCATTTTTCAGTGACTTGTACGACCCGATCTGGCTCTTGGAATCCTTCCAGGTCTTACGGACACGGTAATACTTATCAACCTTTACAGTCGGCTTTGTGGTTGGTACTGTCACGGTTTTGCTGGAAATAAGCTTCTTGAATCTATCCCAGTCACCCTTTGCACGGATAACGGATGGACAATTCTTAGCACACACATCGTAATGCTGCACTACTCGGATTGCTGGGATTCCGTATTTCTTCATAAGCTGCTTGCACACATCAACGGTATTCTGGAATGCTTTTTCGTAGTTATATCCAGCATTCATGCACATTTCAATTCCGATGGAATTATGATTATTTACAGTTCCAAAAAGCTTACCGCCGTAATTTACCCCAACGTGCCAAGCCCCACGATTATACGGCAAGGCTTGGTATGCTGACTTATCGTCAACGAATACGTGGGCTGAATAGCCATGAAAATTGCCATTATGCTGTGCGGTGGCGTGTGCCTTAGCGTCTGCTGTCTTGGCTGTATTATCCGTATTATGAATGACAATATACAGAGGTGTTTGTCCTGCGTAGCTGTTGTTGTTGCTGATTAATGAGGTATTGATATTCATGTATGTTCTCCTTTCGTTTTTGAGGTTAAAAAAAGTGCATAATAAAAAGCACCCCATTTGGAGTGCTCTTTAGCATAAACTCTTTATACAATATATCTCTTATGATTAAATTTCACAGAATCGTGGCTGATTTTAGCATAAATCATTGTGGTATCAAGCTTTTCATGCCCCAATATTTCTTTTACTTCCGCAACGTTCATTCCTCTATTTAAGGCATCTGTCGCCATCGTGTGTCTAAGCAAGTGTGGAAACAGGCTTCTTTCGATTCCAGAACGCTTTTGAATAGCCTTTACTCTCGCATATATTGATCCTTTTTGCATTCCATTATAAGGCTTTCGAAATATCACAAATACAGAATCCGATATTGATTCTTTTGGGCGTTCCAATTCAAAGTATTTTTTTAACATATATTCCGCTTTTGCGTTCAGATAAGATGTTCGATGCTTGCTTCCTTTTCCGAACAAATGAACCTCTTTGGAAGCGAAATCAATATCACTAATTTTTAAATTCACCATTTCAGATAAGCGGCATCCTGTACTGTAGAAAAGCTCAATCATCGCTTTATCTCTGTAATTTTCGCAAGCATCGCGCACTATTTCAAGCTCCATGTTGCTAAGTGGTTCTCTTGGCTTTTCCTCAAATTTAATGGGCTTAATACTTGCGCATGGATTGTTTGGAATATACCCCTCTTTCCAACACCAATCCATAAAGGTGTTTATAACAAGCCGTTTTCCATCAAGCGTTCGATTGCTGATCCCTGTTCGTTTCTGAGTTTCGTACAGATAAATCCGTATATCATTTGTTGTAACCTGTTCGAATGGTTGGTTAATGTGTTCAAAAAAATCTGTGAGATAAAAATTGTAGGTTTTCATGGATTCTGGAGACATTCCCTCAATCTTTTTTGCCACCATGTAAACCCTGTAGCAATCTGGGATATTGCTTTGATATGGAACCACATGCGTTTCTCTCTGGCTGATATCGTAGTTAGACGTAAACACTTGCAATTCCTGTAATACTGTCCTAAGTGCTTCGTCTGAAATCTTTCCATCCAACTTACTTACAAATTCGTTTGCAAAGTTTTCCATAAAAAATACCCTCCTTATGGGTTCACAAAGGGAGAGTACTGTGCTATAATAATACTGTACCCTTTGTGGTGCTTGGAGCTGAGTTTTTTGATTGGTAGTCGGGAACTCAGCTCCCTTTTTATTGTTCTGGTTTTGATATACTGATTATATCATATTCATTTTATGTTTGGTAGTGTTTTGTTATTTTTTTCTTGTTTCTCCAATAAACTCTATAGTATAAAAAAAGTAAATACTAGCAATAGCGGAACTTTAACATTTACATATAATGCTTTAAGATGCAGTATCATTATGTTTATAACTCAAAATCAAAAAGATTCATCATTATATTACATTGGAATAAACACTTTCAACGAGGCAACAATAACTAAAATTGCTGGTGCTAATTGTGATATTGGTGTTGATATTTCCAAAAAAACAATATATGTTGCACTTCCTGATTGGTCTTCTGCCACATTACTTTCACCAGATATTGCATAATATTTCTTCAAACTTTTGGAAATGTGGCTATTGGTTAATTAAAAATAAAATTTCGCCTCTTATTCGAGAACTGTTTTGAGTACCTTTATAATAGATTTGATTTCCTGATACTTGAATATAAGAATCAGCTAATCCACTATTAATTGCAGCAAAAGTCATTTCTTTTGCGCTAACAGATAAATCAACTAATACATCGCCATCATTGAAAGCCTCTTTAGGATATAAAGCCATATATACTAAACATAACCTTCCAAAAACGATGCATCTTGCAAATGAATTAGTAGAAATATCGTCTTTAAGCGTAATTGAAGATGTCTTGCCATTTAGTAAATTTATTGCCCCGATGATTGTTTTGTTGTCCGTTTCCAGTTTACTGATAACCGCTGTTGCCATCTTGTTTACCATGTAATCCCAGATTTTACTCATTAATCCGCGCTTATTCGCTCTCGCAGTTGCGTCATACAGCATTACTTCGTCATTATCTGCTAACGTATCTTTTGATGTGTATTCAGTCCATTTTGGCATGTTGTTGCCCTCCTTTAATTATTGATATTAATTCATAAAAAGAGGATGATTTCTCACCCTCTTTATACTGATTTGCTTAAAATTTTTTTGATTTCTGCAAGTTCTTCTTTAATGCTTTTTAATTCAGATTTCAATTCTTTATTTTCGGATTTGAGTTCCTTTATCTTCTCGTGATTGAATTTTATCATGGCGAACATGGATGGAATCATAATTCTGTAATTCCAATCCTCGGGCTTCCCATCTGGCAAATGGTTTACTGCAATTGGGAAACGTCTTTCCATGTCCTCTGCAAGGAACATAGGCATTAACTTGTCATATCTGCTGTCGTTTTTATCGAGATATCCTTCTTTATACTTTGCCCAAACAACCTTTGTCCTATAGAGTTCTTCCAGCTCTTCTTCTTTAACTGTTGTCCGAATTGACTTATAACGCCAAGAAGATGATGGGACTTTAATAACCATTCCATCTGAATTAATACCCAAGTGTGTTCCGTCTGTAATATTTCCCATATTTTCAAGACAGAAAAAATTCGTAGCATCACCGAAACTGCTTAGTGGATTTCTGATTTTTATGCCGCCATCAATTACAAATCCGTTTCCATTTGCTTTTAGATCAACGCCATTTATGGTTACCATGTTGTTTTTCGCATCAAGTACAATGGCACCGTTTGCAGAGGTTAATTTTCCATTTGTTTTATCAATCTGCCAGTTTCCAATTTCCCCAGTTAGTGACTTTACGCTTCCAGAAAATTCGCCTTGGTTAAAATGAACACCTGTATTGTCAATATATCCAACCTGTGTGCCACTTGCATTCAGAATGGAAAGTAACCCATTTCCGTTATTTGAACCGCCAAGTTTCAATGTACCTCCATGTGCATAGGTGAATGAAAAATACAATTCTCCATTTTCCATGTACATGCCCTTTATTGCACCGTTGTTTGTAAGCATATTGAACACTTGCTCATTTGTGTAAGCGTATTCAAGTTTTGGCATATAAATATAAGTATCATATTTTACGCTAGACCCAACTGATGATGTCAAGATTCTCAAACTGTTTAAACTATCATTTGGTAAGCTAGATAAAGTTGTTGTTACTTGCAGTCTTTGCCATTCAGTTGTAGTTTTAGCATTTAATATTGTTTTACTTCCAAGATACACATATACTTGTGTTGCAACACTAGTTTTTATCCAAAACGAAAAAGTATAATTTCCAGTAACTTTTATTGGCTTATAATTTTTCGTTCCAAATTGTGCTCCAGTTCCGTTTATTTTAATTGCATTTTTGCCGCCATCTACATCCTGAACTCCATACTCATATGTATATGCACTCTGTGTAGACCAATAATCTTTAACATTTTGTTCTGTTAGATAATACCCTTTGATTATATTGTCCGATGTAATATCTTGGACTTGTTTTATAGCTTCTTCCTGTGCTATATCAGTAACGCTTTTATCTCCTAATGTAAACTGTGAAGCGGCTATTGTTACTGCACCAGTCTCTTTGTCAATGGCAAAAGTGGTCTTTCCGTTACTATCAACAACCCTAATTCCCTTAGCTTGCACGTATTCTCCGTTTACATAGACATTTCCATTTTCATCTAAGTAAATCCCCTGTGCCTTGCCGCCATTGGTGAGTTTGTTGAAAATATCGGCTTGTGTCTGTCCAGAAACTGCGGTGCTGGCAGAAGAATCTGCAATTTCCTTTACTGTTTTGCCTTGTAAGGAAAAAGTTTTTGGAGCTAAGATGACGTTTCCTTTGCTGTCGATTTCTAAGGTTACGTTCTTGTCATCATCAATGACTTTTAGCCCTCTACCGTTAATTCTCTCACCGGCAAGCAATCCAGCCAGAATATATTTTGCATTGATATATACTTTTCCGTCCTCGATGTAGATTCCCTGTTCTGTCCCGCCTTTTGTGAGTTTATTGAACACTTCATCCTGTCCAAGACTGGTATCGTAATTATCAATTGCATTTTTGATATCGTCTTTGTCTGCGTACTTGAAGTCAATCCAATCGGATGCAGTAAAGTCACCATTAATACGATTTACAAAAGAAGTTTTGAGAGAAGCCTTTCCTTCACTATTGGTCGTTACCCACAAGTCACCTTCGTAATATGGTGGTGTTGGCTGAATCATGTAAACAGATGATTTACCGTCTATCTTGTCCAACAATTCATTTGGTATGGACTGTGGTTGCCAGATGCCAGATTTGTAAATCCATTGTGTGTTATCAGAAGTATTGTGCCAGAGGTCACCCTCATGTTCTGCTTTTTCTGATTCCCATACCAAGACAATTTCATTCCCGGATTCATCCAGAATCTTGTTTCCATCAATATCACACCACGGATATTCCTCTGTTTTTGTCCATTTAATAGATGGATCGTTTGGCTGATACCAAGTTTCAATTTTCCCATCAATCTGTGTTTTTAAAGAATTAAGAGAATCTTTAAAAACACCATTAATAAATAAGTCTAAAGAGCTATCGTCCGTATACTTTGAAGCCTTTTCCCAATCATCCACTGAATAAGAGCCACTTGCTCTGGCAACCTTACATCTCATCAAATCGCCAGTTTTGCCTTGCGTCCATAAGTCTCCAATATCGTAAGGCGGCTCTGGCTGAACGACGAATACTCTACGCTTATGATCTGCTGTGTCCTGTGCTTTTTCTGCGGCAGCAAGTGCTAACGTGATATCGGTATCTTGTACTAATTGCCATTTCCATGTTGCCCCATCTTGCATAAAACGGTATGCATATCCTTTGGATTTCCAGTAAAACAAGTCACCCTCATGTTTCTTTCGTTCTTCGTTTGTAGTCCATCCAGAAGCCGGGATATTCTGTAAGGTTGGTTCATAATCATAAAAAAAAGTCTCAATCTGTCCATCGATTTGAGACTGTAAATTATTAATATCAGTTGTGTATGTATTGCTGATAAAATTATTAACTTCTGTTTCTGCTTTTTCCTTTGCAATCGCATTAACATCTTTTCCCTTGACTTGGACGGAATCCGCATTAATAACAACTCTTCCTGTTGTTACATCAACCAGGAAAGTTGTGTTTCCATCTTTATCAATAGCCTTAATGGTTCCTGTATTAATCCAGTCAGCATTAACACCTGTAGCCGTAAGGATTCTGGCAATCACATCACCATCGACCGTCATACCGCCATTCCAATGTTGTCCACCATCTGTAGAAACAGCCCACGCTTCCGCAGTCATTTTCCATACAATATCAGAATCGGACAGCTGTGGCTTGTTATGAAGATAATAGATGTTGCTTCCGTCCGGCTGTGTTTCTACTGTTGTGTATGTTCCAGAAGATTCCGCAAGGCGCTGTGATAATTCTTCCAGTGCCTTTTCTCTGGCGGTACGTTCATCTCTTAAATTCTTTTTGTTTTCTGCCTGTACTTGTTGATTAAGGCTGTATTGTTTCTGCTTATTCCTAGATACACTCTTAGCACTGCATTCAAGTTGCTCAAATGTGCCTGGATTCAAAGCAACAGAAGTTAGGAAGCTCTTGTACTGTTTCCCATTTCTGTCGGAAATCTCAATGGTGTCACCAGCTTCCCATGCAATATTGGTCAATGCGCCTGTGGTAAACGGTCTGAATTTCAGCCCCACGCACCTGTCTGCGATAATTTGACAGATTTTCTCGCCAGAGCCTTCTTGAATTAGCTTATTATCACTAATTTCGATAACATAGCCAGATTCCCCCGACTGATATGTTTTCGCTTCATTTTGAGAAGAATTTTCAACGTATTCTGTAACTTTTACACCTGTTATTTCGACATCGTACAGCCATGGTGTGAATCCATTTGTATCTATGGCTGTAATACCCTTTTGCATAACAGTTATAATCTGTGCGCCAGTTGTATCTAAGATATCTTTCCCTTCAATATCTTTCCATGGAACTTCTTCCTTATTATAAAAATCGTCTGGCACTTCATTTTTATACCAGCCAAGGCATAATCTGCCGTATGCATCTGTTTTCGCCCACTGACAGCCCATCTGTGCTATCCATGCAATTACCTGTCTGAAGGTAATACTGCTATCATCTGGTCGATTCTGAATTACGAAATCATCATTATCAAACCTTGTAGATTGTAATGTAACGCCGCAGACCTCGCAAGCATCCTGTATGATCTGTAATCTGGTTGCCGGGTATGTCAGTTTACTATCAGAATAATCACGATCAAATAATCGCATAGAATCTTCACAAGTTAGGCTAATAATAGCTGTGTTCTGATATGGTGCATCTGTTACGGTCATGGTACAGATACGGATTTTTTCAATACCAGTGGATAATTCAAGCCCGATATGGCAAACAACCCTCGCTCCGTCCCAGATGTAATCTGTGTACTTGCCAGAAAAGTTGTTGATCTGCAATGTCAGTTTATTTACGATAGCTGCGCCGATATCAAAAGAGCCGCTTTGCGATACTGCATCCTCAAATTTAAAACCATTAGACCATAAATCCTTGTCGGTAATGGATAATGTGCTTCCATCCGTGAAGGTAAAATCTGCATATTTCAGATAGTTACGATTCCCACTATTCTGTTGTTCTTTAAATTCCGTTGATAAATTTCGCATATCTTACCTCTCGATAAAATCAAAACTAAGTCCTTCCATGCGCTCATTGCCTATCCACCAACACTTAAAAGGGGACTCCCTGTCACCAACATAAAATGTTCTGGTTTCGTGCTTATTTGCAGATAGCAAGTCTGGATATGTGACCTGTATATACTCTGGATTTACTGCCTGTATAATTTTGCAAGCAGTGTCCCAGTCTGGGCCATTCCAACCTACAGACAGCTTTCGTTTCTGTCCAACTCTGTTTTTATGCATGGTTGTATCGTCAGTTCTTCCAGATTCTGATGCTGATATATCCTGTAATCCCCATGTAAAAGAAGAAGGACAGGGCATTGCTACCCCATCCACTTTTAAAAATGCTTCTGCCATATGCTAACCCTCATGTATTTTTACACACGAAAAAAGCGCCTACCCCGAAAGGTAAACGCTCTAAATTTGCTTATTATGATTGTATATTATAGCATACGGTGAAAGTATCATTCAGTATACTTTGGTATCATTTCACTGTTTTTAAAACTTCCTCTAAGTACAGATATTCGAGCAACTTATATGTTCTTTTGAGATCATAATAATCATCTACTTTTTCCAAAAGTTTCTTGATTTCTTCTTTATAGTCAATCATTCTACAATTCCTCCCAACACTCTAATCAACTTCTGTTTGCGGTTATACTTCAAAATCTCGGAAATCTGCCCCATCATATCATCCATTGTCATGTTGCTCTTCATGCTATTGCAACGCTTACAAGCCAGTTGCAGATTCTTAATATCATTGGTGCCGCCCCGGGACAACGGCGTAATGTGGTCGATTGTCATTTTCTTGAATTTGACAGGCTTACCGCATATCGCACATTTTCCGTTGCACTTGGCGTACACGCTCTTTTTCTGAAAGTCATTGAACTGGATTCTATTTGCCATAATATCACGCTTCCCCGATTAACTGTTTGGTAAAGAGATACATTCCCTTTAATTTTGACAGGTCTTTCAAATTGATAAGATTTTCAATGATTCTCTGTCTGTACATATACTCGTCCAGAAGCACTAAGCACTCGTTGTTATCTGCGTTCAGTTCGTCAATTGTTTTCTGTAATTCAGCCTTTGTCATTTTATTTTCCTCCTGTGTATCCCTGTAAAAATCTAATTAAAAGAATCTCTGCTGTGCGTTTTCTGTATCAATCTCATTCTTCAAGAAAACTGGCGGTTTGTATTCTCCAATAATCTTGACTGCCTGTTCTACTTGGCTTCTCTTAATTGCCTTGTAGCTTTTTACCTGGAACTGGTAGCGCAGATTGGAATGAATGTTACTGTAAATTTTCTGACGAATGGAACGGCTATTGTAAGCATTGGATTCCTTACCGCCAAGCACCAGCGTTCCTTTTCTCTTTACTGCTTCCGTGATTTTCTCCGCTTCAATCGGGAGAATCGGCAAATCCATTTTCAAAGTCTCAAACTCTGTCTGGATATCGTCAATCCGCTTATTCAGTTCTACGTTTCCCTGTGCTAGAAGCTGAATCTGTTCGGGGATGGTCATTGGTACTGGGTGGCGAACTGTTTCTTTTAATTTGTCCTCTACTTTGAGAAAATATTGTCTGGCTTGTTCACCTTTGACACTCTTTGATTGCATGGAAAGTTTCTTTGCAAAGCTGGCAGAGAGTTTATAATCTTCTCTTTGAATAACGCCACCTGTCGGTGTCTCGACATTGATGTCGAGTCGCACATAATCTTCATTCTCCATTGCAAAATCATTTTCAATAATATTTCTTTTGCACCATCTTGAAAACTGTCCTTGTGCAAGTTCTAAAAATGAATATAGTTTTCTTGCAGTAGTCATGCCCTCTTCATCAATTCCAAGCGCAATCTCAATAGGTGTCTGGTTTGCTGTGTTAATTGTGATTTCGTTCATATATTAAAAACCTCCTGTGAAATTTTGATTTTTTATTTGCAAACAGGAGGCATACAGTGTTATAATTTGTATAGCCTCCTATTTGGTGGCAGAATCATTTAAGAGATTCTTAACTTTGGTCGGTCGGGAATCTCTTATTTTTTATCACTCTGGAACATTTTATCATACTGCATTTCAATCCCAATTCTCACAATTTCAGACCTTGTAGTAGCCTTTTCAAGTGCAACAGCATCCAGTTTTTGAAGAGTTTTCTTGTCTAATCTTGTCCTTAACATATAGTCTTTTGGATTGTCAGTTAATTTTGTTCCGATTTTCATAGCAGCCATTTATATCACCTCTCTTTCTTTGTTGCTACAATCCTATTATAGTGTGTAGCAACAATCCTGTCAAGTATTATTTTCATTTTTTTCAAATTTCCTATTCCACTATCCGTTTTGGAGTGGTAAAATAGGTATATCATACTAAAGAGGGGGATTTTACATGAAAAGAAAATTTGTTATGATTTTGGCTTTAACATCCATTTTTTCAAGTGTTACGCCTGTGTTCGCTAAAACAGATAAAGAAATTCTTTTTAGGGATATTCCATGGGGAACTTCTTTCTCAGATACAAAGGATTTGTTTCCAGATCAGTGTCTTTATGGCATACAATTAGATGGGATAAATGCAATGAGTACAAAAGAAATATTAACTGGTTCGTCTGACGATTCCAATGTTTATGATGGTAAAATCTGCCTTTTTGCTCAGCCATTAGATATAGCAGATGTAGATGTAGCTGGATATTCTACTCCTTACTTGAATTTTTACTATTCTTATAACATTAATGAAAATAAAATAGATTTTGATGATAGTAACACTTTGTTATATGGTGCGCAATATGAATTTGAACCGCAAGATATAGACTCTATGTATTCTGATTTATTTGAAAAACTTTCATCTGTCTATGGTGATCCTGATAAGACAGAGAGCGATACTACTCAATGGGGAATAAAAAATACTTATACATGGTGGTATGGCGCTAACAATACTGCTTTAGTTCTTCGGGCATCCGATTTGTCAGATTATGATGATGATTTAGAAACTAACAATATATATATTTCTTATGTCTGGCAAAAAGGAGATGAATTATTAAAAACTGCCGATGATACATTATCTCAAATGCAAATGGATGGTGAAACTGAAATTTATGGAAATGGTTCCACCAACGGATTATAAAAGGCTAGGGATTTCTCCCTAGCCCTAATCGTTTTATCAATCTTCGCCCTCTACAATTTTCATTCCCTTTATCGGAATTGTAAATGTAGTTGTTGGTGCTCCCCAATAAAAATTTTGACTAATCTTAATAGTTACTGGGCTTTTAGTATCGTTTAAACAAATACGATACACTATGTTCTTCGTGCTTTTTTCTGGAACATCACTTCTGGGACTATTTTCTGAATCATCCCAAGAATCGTTCAAATATATTTCTTGCGCATCTTGATATGCTTTAACTTCAAATTCGCCGCTTGGGTGAAAATAAACAGTTGCTTTGTTGGTTACTTCAAATTTAGGTTCAAAATAATATGTTCCGTAATAGTCAAAAATCTCACCAGAAACATATCTTACCTTGCAACGGTCAGTCTCGTATACCGTAGATGTTGGATTTTTGGTTGCCTTTTTGTTCTTAACCACAACTTTAACTTTTTTGCTGACATTTCCAGATTTTACGGTTATATAGGCTGTTCCGTTCTTCTTTGCAACAATTTTTCCTTTTTTGCTTACTGTTGCCACTTTCTTATTAGAGGAAGAAAACTTAACAGTGTCTTTTGAGTTAAATGGTGTCTTGTTTGCCTTAATGGTAAACGTTCCACCCTTTGTAAGATTGACTGTTGTTTTATTCACGGACAGTTTCTTTGTTTTGACAGCCTTACTCTGTACAGTTAAGCTAATGTCCACAGTAACGCCACTTTCTAAAGTTGCTGTAATGATAGTTTTTCCAGTTTTCTTTAATGCTTTTATTTTAAAACTTCCGTTCTTATTCACGGCGGTAACTTTTGCAAGTTTTTTATTCTTTGGCACAACGGATTTTAAATAATCACCGTTCACCATGCCAGTAATTTTAACAGCTGTAGTTGATTTACCTTTTTGTAGAATTACATTTTTGTAATTTGCTTTTCCGGTCGGGCGAACAGCGTCACCATACCTCATTTCCTTTTCTCCACATTTAGAACATCTTCTAACAATTTCAGATGAACTATAATATGTGGCTGCTTTCTCTTCTTTCCATTCAGACCAATTATGACCTGTTGGTTCTGCAAGAACTTTTCCGCACCTTGTACAATATTGTGATTCAGTACATGTTGCAGGTTTACCAGGGCTGTGACCTAATGCATTTTTAATCACTGCACCACATTCTACGCAAATTTGGTCATCAACACATGTTGCCTTTGGGCCTGGTGTATGTGGTGTCTTGCTTGACAATACTGCACCACAAACCGTACAGGTCTGTTCTTTTGTGCAAGTGGCTTCTGCGCCAGGTACATGTCCTTTGGCGTTTCTTAGTATAATTCCACACTTAGTACATTTCTGTGGCATTGTACATGTCGCATATGCTCCTGGGGTGTGCCCTGTTGCTTTCTTTAGGACAGCTCCGCAAGTCGTACAAACTTGGTCTTGTGTGCAAGTAGGCTCTGCGCCAGGTGTATGAACGTGAACCGCTGGTGGTTCAATATTATTTATTTGCGCATCAACTTTTAAATTTCCATTAATTTTTCCGTTATTCCAGAAATTTCCGTAAGAAAATCCTGTTGTAACACCATTCTCTGTTTTTGTTGCAGAGTTTAAAAGTATTCCTCCGTAGTAATAATTTAAGCAAAACAGAGTTCCGCTAACATTAATAGTTCCATGGTTGTAGAAATCTCCAAAAACATATATGTTGCCATTTACGGTAAGGGTTCCATAAAACGTATAAGAACCACCATTTACAACGTACAGGTTTCCATCAACTGTTCTTCCGCTAAATTCCTGTAGGCTTCCATTCCCGACTACAAAATCGCCATATTGAGTATAGCCAGTATTGTAATATTTTTCTGCCGATACTGGAACTGCCATACAGACAATCAATAGCATGACTGCCAAAACTGATAGTAACTTTTTCGCTTTCTTCATACATACGTACCTCCCAATATTTGATACCCATATTTTACCACCTTGGGACGTATTCTGGAAGTCCTATTTCGCTTTTCTATCAATTTCCGCAGTTACGGCAAACAAAAGAGCTTCGGCAAATTTCGCACCGAAAGAATCAGCGTATTTATCGTGAATCTGCTTTGCTTCCATGGTGAGATTTTCCCACTGCGGAATATCGTCCTTTGATATAAAGGCATACTTCTTGTGGAGGTTCCATATATCTTGCCAGATAGAAAAGTATGTCTGTTTAAAGTCCATCAGCGTAAAGAACCCCATGATATTTCTCGAACCTATACTCTTGCTTTATTTCTGGGTATTTTTTCCAATCTACCTTACTATAAAACATCTTTGTTGGCCTGGCAAATAGTTCCTTACCGCCATACAAAGCTCTGTATACTACCAAGTCTTCCCCTGTTTCTGTATGTCTGGCATATCCGATAAACTTATACAAATACTCGTTGTTGCGTGGCTCCTTGATGGTTTCTCTCTTAAAGTGCTGTACAATGTCTCCTGGTTCAAATAATGGTCTATACATTTTCTTTCTCCTCCTCACCCAGCTAAAAGAATATCTCCAGGATTAACTTCATGGAGTTTTGTTATCTCAACATCTTTCTTACTCTCCCCTTCCCAAATCAAGCCAAGGCTCAGAGCGATTCCTTTAGCTTCGTTTTCACTTCTGGCGCATACAAGCACATCATTAATACCCATATCGCATTCTATTCTCTTTGTTCTTGAAACCAAGTAAAGATTCCCGTTTATTTCCATGCTAACGTCCTCCATAATTTGTTGACTTCTTCGCCCGAAAATCAATTTTATTGGCTTATGCCTATATTTTATAGTGTGAGTGGTTTTGTAGCGGATCCGGTTATTTTATCGCAGTAATTCTTTATCAATAATCTGGAAATTTGCCCTGTGGATATAAAGAGCTTTTCCGTCAATCATTAACTTTGTCATTTTAGGTAGATCATCCGGGATTTTCCAGAACACCTCGTCACCAGAATATGCGGCTATTGGTTGTCCAAGTTGGGATTTAATTACTACAACCCTAGATTTCCCAAAATAATTTTTATAATAATTCACAATCCCGGCTATGTATGCATTCTCTGAAATCTTCTCGGTTGAATGGCTGGTAATATCTTCCTGGGTAAAATCAACCTCCGGCTTCAATCCTTTTTGCTCAAAAATACAAGTATCACCACAACTTTCAATTTCTTTACCGTCTATCAGAATTGTAATGACGGAAGATACATCATAACTGGTTGTTTCATTACCCTCGCTATCGTAGCCCTTAGATTTGGTTTTATTCCCGGAAATATTAATCTTGTCCCCCGTGGTGGTCATAACCTTTTGCCCGTAGTTATCGTAGGTATAGATTGTGTAGCTGTTACCAGAAAGATTTCCTTTCACGTCATTCATATAATCGTCATTGGCTGCACAGCCTGTTAGCCCTGTGATAATGCAAATACAGATAATGGTTGCCAGTAGTGCTTTAATTCTTTTCATAGTGTGTCCTCCCTGTCCTCAACTTTCATTAACAAATTTTTCCGTATGTAGCCAGACATGAAATGCGAATAATGGTGATCCGTGTACTCACTAAATGAAGTTCCAAAGTATTCATCAATCACTTTCATGTATGTTTCAATCTCAACATTCTGGAAGTAATCTGGATTTGGCCCGAATCCAAACTTGTCCAGGATATTATCCAAAGCGTCTTGATTGATTTTTATGTGCGGTTTTCTAGTTCGTTCTTCGTACCTCTTGAAGAAATACTTCGATACTACCAGAAAGCGGTTGGTTGTATATGGGCTTGTCGTATATCCTAGTTCTTCAATCCGTACTGAAACCTGGTTCTTGAATGCAGACCAGTTAAAAGATTTACGGTCTATTGGAGTATACTGGATGTTATCCTCAGTCAACATATTTTTGATATGTTGAGAATTGAACCACTCGTTAGAGTGGTATGCATTTTTCTTTTCTTCTTTTAACTCCGTAGGAGATGTAGTATCTGGTTCATCATTAATATCTGAAATATAATCTCTGTTTGTAGTTTCTGGTATTGTTTGACGGTTTGAATCGTATTGATCGTTCATGGGTGCTTCATTCATTGCGCACTCACGCGCATTGGAAAAATCATCTGGCAAATTAATTTTGTAATCGCTTAAGGGATAACCTTTTTCTTTAAGTGCTTTTGCTATATTTACAAGGCTAACACGATATTGTAAAGTTCTGTCCCATTTGTATTTTGGGTTATTTCTTTTTGAAATAAAGCCCATATTAACCAGTTCATTGATATACCGCCTTACTTGGCTCACAGATAAGCCAAGCATGATTTCATTGGATAGTTCTTCTGCTGTTTTGTATATCCAGCCATAAAATAATTCCTTTTCTTCTTCTCCATTTTTTCGTGCGATTTCATTTTCTTTTTCAATGAATTTATCTGCATCGGAAACTCTTTCAGACCAATAAATAAATTGTTTTAATATGATTGCTTTACGAAAATCTCCTGTAATAGCAAGCAAATCTTCACGCAAAACTACTTTTTTAATTTTCTCCATCTTATTCACCTGCCGCTCTGTCTAATTTATCGTGAAATTTTCTATGGCAATTTTCGCATAACACTATGAGATCGTTATCTGCAACTGATCTCATATGTTCTCGTCCGTGATTTTCATATGTTTTATGGTGGACATTAAGTTTTCCACTCTTTCCGCATAGCTGGCAACGGTAATTTGCACTTTTTAACTTATAATTTCTAACTCCATCCCAATACGGTGTATGTAAAAAATCGTTATAATCCATATTGTTGATTTCGTTGCAAATTTCTTCTTCGTCTGGATTATTTCCATATTTTTGACACATAATATAGTTAACTTTATCTTTTGCAGATACGCCATCACTAAAGCAAGCATTAGGATTTAGATACGCCTTGTATCTGAGGGTACGATTTGCAAGTTCCTCTTTCCTTTCTTTTTCCCATTTTTCATGAGATATAGATTGTTCGATCTTTCTTTGCTTCTGATATTCTGTTTCGCACTCATCGCATCTGAAATACTCATTATTAGTATCTTTATTATTGATACATTTAATCATATTTAAAATTCTAGTTTTAGAAATCATCCGAGTATATATTTTCCCACAAATAGGACATTTTATTTGATATTCATATAAAACCTTATCTGTGGGAGTTAAGTTATCATATCTATAAAATGCATTAGTGATTTCTGTTGTTTTTGCATTCATCAGAATTTTTGTAAGTTCAAAGTCGATAAGATCTCCACGTTTTATTAAATTGTCATTTTTTCGGATATCAGAAAAGACTACATTTTTGATAAATTCTTTGTTCATATAGATAACCTCCGTATTGGTTGTTGGCGTACCATGAACCGCCAGAATCCGTAATTATAAAACAGTGGACAGGCGTATTACGGTTTACGCTTTTCGGGAGCTACCCTATCCCACTGGTTTTACCAAAATTAACGGTTAAAATAAAAAAGAGCCGCCAAGTAAGATAAAAATTCCTCAAAATCGAGAAATATTAATTTCTTCTTAGCGGCTCAAAAATTCAAGACCGTGTGTACTTCTTCATTGAAGAAATTATACCACACAACCAGCCAAAAATCAATATGCCGGGGACGGGTTGAAGCGGCTGTTTGTATCTTTCTGGGCTTTTGACACTGCCTTTGCAATCTCGCTTCCGTCCAGGATAATGCTGTTCATAATGTACTGCGGATTCTTGTTCCCGCTGTTCATACTCATTGCCATTGCAACTCCCTGGGCTACTGCTTTTGCCATTTCTTCTTTTGTAAGTCCCATGCTTCCGTCTGAACTGGAAACAATGCTGTCTGCAATCTTCTTCATGGTTCGTGGATTTTCCAGCGGAAGAACGGCTTCGGAACCGGCTTCACCGATACCAATTACCTGTGCACCGTTGAAAAGACCACCTTTGGCGTACCAATTAGGCTTATAAACTGGTGTAGAACTGGTTCTTCCACCGCCAAGATCATGTTTTCTCCACTCTGAAATATAATAAGTCAGAGTCGGTAAATGTACTTGTTTCATGCCATCAGCGAATGATTGAGCTGTTTCCCGACCAATTGATGTAAGATTAACATTAAATAGTCTTTTGATTTTATCCGAAATTCCAGACAAATTATATTCTGTGTAGGTTTTCATTTTTCCAGTTTCCGTGTCAACTTTGCCAGAAGCCTTTTCCCAAATCTGGTTTGTATTGATTAGAACGGAAGACCAATAACTTTGAATGGTTGTCATAACCTTACCCATTACATCTTTTGTATCGGTGTCCATGGTTCCGAGAGCTGTCGATACAGCGCTTGCAGAATTTCCCCAGTTTGTTTTAGAGTTGGTTTCAACATCATCATTCGTGTTCTTTATCTTCGACCAAATAGAAGGCATTGTGCTTTCTGTGCTTTTTTTCATTCCAGCCATTGCCGTGCTTACGGCGGCATTGGCGAGACCAAAGCCAGTTTTTGTGTTTCTATTTACAGAACTGGAAGCATTAGAAACAGCAGTCGTAACAGTTCCCATAGAAGTTTTTGCAGAAGTAGCCATTCCACTGAATGAATTCTTTGCATTTGTTTCCATTGTAACAACTGCATCTGGGAATTCAGTTTTCAGCATTTCGTCAAATTCATCCAATGGCACTCCCATATCTTTAAGAGAATTATAAATCAAATCGAATGCATCTTTTGAATCCGACAATGTTCCCTGGCTATTATCCAATTGATCCCAAACGGTCTTATAGCTTCCACCAAAATCATCTGATTTCAAGCTCAATTGATATAACACATCTTTTAAGTCACTGATTTTGATTTTGGATGTGTCAATCTTGCCATCGGTCTCAGACATTCCATTCCCAAGAGCCACGACTTTATTAGTCATATCTTCCAAAAATCCAGATGATACGCCTGCCTGTGCACCGTATTTTTCGAGAATTTTTCTTGCATCTTCGGTTGATACGCCGAATTCTCCAAGTTTCTGAATGAAACTATCGTACATTTCAGAATTTGATTTTCCGGCACTTTCATCTGCTTCAATTAACTTCCAAAGCTCTTCTGCTTGATCTTGCGTTATCTTATGAGCACTTTCCATCTCACCTGTATAATCATGGAGATAACCACCTGTTTGTGATAGAATTCCATTTCCACCTTGCGCAGCTTCTGTAATACTTGCAATTCCTTTAGCAAGTTTAACAGATAATGCCGTTGCAACAAATACAATCCCAGCGGTTCCAAATATAGTACCAAGCGTTGAAGAAAACGTTTTAAGTCCGCCTGTTGAAGCTGTTTCCGCTGCATCTCCAACTCCCTTTATTGCTTCACTTGCCGCACTTGTACCATTTCCTATCACATCCGCAAGTTTATCTGCAATTAGTTCTGCATTTTTCTTTTCAGCTATTTTTCCTGCAATATGTCCCACAAGTGAACCAACAAGAGTTCCAATACCTGTGATATTTGCTATTTTTACTGCAATAAATGCTTTTGTAAGCCATTCTGCAATATGTCCGGCTATCGGGTGCTTTTCCTCTAATCCATCGAATAATCCGTTTAATGCACTGGTAAGACCAGTTAATAGCAGATCAGCTGCGGTACTAAGGATTTCTCCCCATGGCAATTCACCAAGGAATGTTCCAACTCCTTGTCCAAACTCATAGAATGTGTCTGTCGTGAGAGAATCTTTTAATGCAGTACACAAGTGAGATATAAAATCTCCAAGAGCCTGTCCGTTCTCTTCCCAATTTGTTTCTTTGATGAATTTAGCGATTCCATCTCTTATCTTGGTTGCGAGATCATCCCAATTAAATGTTTCGGTAAATGACTTTAAGCTTTCAAATGCTCCATTCAGTAATCCAGAAAGTGCATCTGCAATTGTGTTCATGTCTATCTTTTTGATTGCACCATTTAAGGCTTTTCCAATAGCAGTGCCAAGCTTACCCCATCCAGTAATTCCAGCACCATCTTTTTTAGACATATCCTTTACAAAGCCAGAAAGCATTTTCCAAGATGCCATAAAACTGTTTCCGATTAAGTTTCCAAGACCTGTCCAGTCAATTTCCTTTATAGCTCCTTTTAAAAGTTGAGACAGTTTTGCCCCTATTTCAGAAAAATCTATTCCTCCATCTCCAAGCAACAGGTTTAGAGTATTTACTGCTGTGTTAATTCCAGCTCCAAGCAATCTTCCCATTAAGTCAAAATCTATGCCGCTAACCATGGAATTGAATGCTGTTGTAAATGCATTTACAAATTCAGTTATTTTCGGACCAACATTATTCCAGCTGATAACGTTGTAAACTTTTTTCATACCAAGATTGAGCATATCGGCAATTGTGGTTCCTACGCCTTTCCAATCTTTAGCCAGAAATGCTTTTCTGATTTTAGCAGCCCATTTATTAATTGGCGTTTCGTCAACAGTCAAAACTTCATCCATTGAATCTTGTATTCCTGCAAAACTATCTGCCAAATCTCCAAGTCCAGAACCAAGACTTTTAGATGCAGTTCCAGAATTGTCAGAATTATCGGCAAGCTGATTTAATTGATCGAATGGTAATACAGAAAGTGCCTTTTTCAATTTCTTAGCAGATGATGTAGCGTCATCAAGCCCGGAAGAAGCGTCATCACCAGCTGTTTCTATACCTCCTAAATTAGATACAATATCACTAACTCCACTCTGTGAGCCTTTCAGCTTCTTTCCCATCAATACATACATGAAGTTCCGGAACGCATTCGCGGCTTGCATAAGCTTTGCCATGAGAGCATTAAGTACTTGAATAGCAGGAAGAATACCCGCAATCAAACCTTGCCCGATCACTGCGGAAAGTGACTGGAAATTCAGAGTGAGTAAACGAACCTGGTTCGCCCAGGTGCCAGATGTCCTTGCGAAATCCCCTTGCACATCTCCTGTAACTGACATTAAATAGTTATATCGAAGAGCAACTTTTTCAGCTTGAGACATTGCATTATAAGATGTTGTAATTCCCCTTGAAAGAGCATAAGCCTCCATATTTGCAACGGATAAATTAATACCCAATTGTCTTAAAGGCTCAATTTCCCCGGAAATTCCAGCGCGTATTTTCTGAAAAGCAGTATCGGTATCAATGTTGTAAAATGATGCAATATCCCCGGCTAATCCAGCAAGAGAAATTGACATTTTAGAAGCTGCATCTTGCGCAACACCAGATGATTTCATCATTGCCATCATGGTTCCAGAATATTGCTTTGCTGCCAATTCGGATAATCCAAATTGTTCTTTAGCCGTAGAAGCAAATTTGTAGGCTTCATCTGCCATGCTTCCAAAGGAAACATCTACAACATTTTCGATTTCTGTAATAGCAGAGCCAAAACCAATTGCACTTTTTCCTAAATTTGCCAGACCACGAATAGCCTTAAAACCGATAGCAGTTTTAAGCAAATTTCCGAGATTAAAAGAAGCGGTTTTAATTCCAGAACTACTATTCCCGAGACGTTGAAACCATCCAATAATGCCTTTTACCCCGGTTCCAATTATAGAAGAAGTTTTACTAACAATATTACCAAGGTTAGATGTTGCAGATGATAATTTAGAAAACGCACTGGATATAGAATTTGTAGCAGAATTTACCTTTCCTCCAGCATTAGCCAACTTTGCTAGTGCTTCCGTCATGCGGATTGTGTCATCACTGATTTTAGGTGCAGTTTTCATCACATCAAAGAAAGATAATACTTCCTTTGCTAGTGCTCCAAGTTGGCTTGATGTTTGTCCGATTTTATTCCCAGAACTTGCCAATTGTGCAATAGACTGAACTAACCTATTCACAGGTTCAGATATATCGCCAACGCTCGTAAAACTCTCTGCGATTGATTTAAGGTTGCTTCCAAGCCCAGGTAATTCAGCCGATACATTTGCAATATATTCACCAGAATTGGCTAATCTAGCCATTGAATTAACAAAACGATTAACACCGGAAGATACATCTGGAATCTCTGTCAAATTGCTTAATTGACGGATTATTTCTCCAAGTTTTCCAGAATCAAATCCACTAACATCAACCTGGCTAAGCCTGTTGATTGAGTTGATAACTGCATTCAGACCAGAACCTTTATAATCTACTCCACCCATTGTCTTTATGGAATTTGAGAATTTTCCAATTCCATCAGCAATGCTTGTCATTTTCCCGACATCAAGTTCTTTTAGTTTTCCAAGTTCCCTTACACAACTACGTAATCCGTTTGTATTAACTCCGCGTAATGCGGAATTAACTTCTGTGAGTTTATTTGAAAGATTAGTCAGCGCACGTACTGCTTTTTCTGTACTACTGCTAATTTTTATATCAAGGGTATCAATGGTATTGTCAGCCATTTTTATCTCCCTCCTTTTTTACAAAAAAATAAAGGGCAGACAAGACTTATTCATCCTGCCTGCCCTTTTCATGGTTAAGTTCAAAGTTTGCCTGCATGAGTTGCAAGCTTGCCAAAAGTGCGTTTCTCTGTTTTTTCTTTTCTTCTTCGGAAAGTATGCCTTCCTGTTTACGCTTTTCTTCCTCTGCTGATTCCAGTAAAGGTTTTTTCAAATACTCTGCTTTAGATTTTTTCCCCATTAAAGCATTCGCAACAGCCGTGAATGTGGCTGATGTTTCATAAATGCCAGCTTGCCATAATTCGGCATCTTTCCTCTTTTGGCGTATCTTTTCAGCTTCGAGATAAGGTTTTAATTCAGCTGGCGTAGAATCCATAAATTCTTCTTTGGATACACCGATAGAGAGGTATAACGGAAGAATCTCTTGGTAAACAGCTTCTCGAAAAGTTAATTTTTCTTTTTGTGATCCTGTGGGAGCTTCGTTGCATTCTTCTCCACTGCCTGCGCTTCTGCTACTGCATTCAGCAGACCGGATAAAAAACCATTTTTCTCCAATTCTTTGTCAAGAAGTTGGTATAAATCAAATCCGCTTTTGGGATTTTCCTCAGTTCCTTCATCTTCGTAATCATCCAAAAGGTCACAGACTTTATTAAGAACAACTTCTTTTTCAGAATCACTTTCATACCCAAACTCTTCCTTGTGCTTCTTTTGAAGTCCGGCAAGAAGCAGTTCCGGGAGAAGAGAAATCATTTTCTGAAGGCTTCTCTCTTTTCCATCTGTAATCCCCTGTACCTTGTCCAGCACATCTGTTTTTGTAAGAAGTCCGTATCCAAATACAACCTTATATTCTTTTCCATGTACATTAAAAGTTACCATTTTATAATCCTCCCAATATGTTTTTAGCTAAGTGCCATTGCGCCTGTGGAATCTGCTACTGCTTTTGCGGTGTCTAAAGCCTGTGTAAGTTCTTCGGAAACGACTTTTGTATCAAGGCCTTTGTATTCTTGAATAATGAGAGACAGCGGAATTGTTGCTGCTTCATTCTGCCCAATGTCAGACAGTGGAATATTTTTTCCAGGGTCTGCGATAACAAAGAATGCATCTTCGAGGTCTGGAAATACAACTTCAAACCAAACTCTAAATCCTTTTGGCTTTCCTGTTGCCGCATCAGTCATAAGCTTCTTTAATGCTGTGATAACATCGGCGTTAAGATTGAAGGTTACGTCCCAAGTACCACCAGTATCCTGTCTACCAGATGCGTACTGTGTAATGAAGTCTTCAAGTGCTGATACGTCAATCTGCTCTGTATCAAGAGAAATTCCACCAATGGAACTACATCTTTTTAACCAGGTGAATGCAGTTGGCTTTGTTCCTTTAGCGGTTTCAACACCGTAATGAAAAGTTACGCCAAGTGTTGTTAAATCTGCCATTTTAATAGGCTCCTTTCTTTAATTTAAGTTTTATGCACGTAACCCTGTGCCGGGAGATAGCGGATCACCGCCTTTCTACTCTTCTTTTCCAGACTGCTTAATAAGCTGATTTACATAAGTACTTAATCCAGCAACGATAATTCCTTGTGTAATTGCAGTAAACAGTGCCATTGCAGCTTCCTGTGAACCGGAAACTGTAGATGTTGCAAAAACATAAAGACCGCAAATTAATACACCAAGGATTCCTAAAATCATTGGAATAAATTTGTCAGAAATATTTTCTGATTTTTTAATCATTACCCCGATAAAATAAAGAACTACAACGACAATAAGTAATTCTGGCTTTACATAACTTAAAATCTGATCCATAATCTCACCTCGCTTTCGTTTTAAGCATAAAAAAAGAACGTCTATGCGTTCATTGGTTTCAAAGTAATTTTCCTGTATATATCCGGCTGTATCGGCTTATAAGCTTTTTGATTCCACTGTCACCAAAAAACATAGGTTCCGGGCCATATGTACGGCGGAATCCCATGCTCACCATAGCTTTGTGGCTTATCTTATCTAATTCATACACTCTGGTTAGTGCTTTGCTCCCAGAGGTGAAGCAATTTACTTGAAATGATGGCATTGTTGCGCATTCATCCCCTTCAAGGTCACCTCTTGTAATTGGATTCCCGAGCATATAAAGCTGTGCATATGCTTTTTTGCCGGAAGCATTTGTCTCGCTCCCATCCATGGAATAATTGTCTGCGCCGGTAATCTTAGAAACAGCCGCTCCCCACCTTGAAAAAACTTCCAATACAGGAGATTCTATTGTGTCCGGCATATCTGTCACCTCACAATAAAAAAATGCACTCACCTTTATGGTGAACGCATTGCATGTTATGCTACAATTTAACACTGTAATCATAACATAATTGGTTAGTATCATTCAGTATATTATGGTATCTTCTTTAAGAAGAGAATACCTCTTTGGCAATTTTGCGGATATTCTGAATGATTTCTACGCTTGCTTTATACATTGGCATTGTGGCTTCTGTACCGTAAGAACGTACCCATTCTCCAGAATCAGAAACATATACCCAGGAATCGTTTTTTCCTTTTCCCTGTCCGTAAGAACCGATTGTATAACCAAATTCTTCACCTTTTGGATGTGGGCTAGAACCAGCTGCACCATTGTAGTGAATACCTGCACCGAACTCTACAAACAAAAGGTCTATTCCTTCACATATTAAATGGGCTTCTGCATAATTACCAAAACTGTTAATTTTGATGTAAATATTGTGGTTCTTATCAGAATCACCTTGTGCTGCTAAAATATTTTGGTCAATAACTGGAATCCCTAATTCACATAATCTTTTTATGAAGATTTCATTTTTGCTCCTTAAAGATTTTTGATAATTTTTTAATTCATCAATAGCTTTTTGGATTGATTTCTGAGATAAGGTACACTTTATCGTCTTACCCATCTTCATTCCCTCTCTTGGAAATTCCGTATCTAGCAATATTGCCTTTTTGTGTGTCTAAAATCTTCTTTAGCGTGTAATCTGGCAATACTGTAAGTTCTCCATTTTCATTCAAAATAAGGCTTCCGTCCTCGCTTATTTGTGGAATTCTATCTATCCAAAATATGTCCGCTTCCTGTGGGTGGAAATTTCGATTAAAGCTTGTAATGTATCTGTCATAATCTGGCACTATTCCAGCTGCAATTTCTTCTGGTGTTCCGGCTGTAGATGATACAGAAAAAGAGTATAGAACTGGTTTCTCATAAACTTTAATACGGTCTAATCCTTGCGTTTTTTCAGTAATTCGAGACCAATATACTTTTTGCTTTTGACGGACTAATCCTCTCATATTTCCTCTCTTTCTTAAATTTGGTTGCTTAACTAAAGCCCTATTTAGTTAATTATTTAATGCTGATACGTTGTTACCATAGCAATCTTCTGATAGTTCATAAGATGTGTAAGGTTTTTCTTGGTATGTTCCTATTGCACTATCACTTTTACCCAATGTCCCACTCCAAAGCATATTGTTGTAAAAATGTTCCTCCATACCAGTACCTTCTTTTGTAAAAGGGCCAAGTTGGATTGATACGCCCTTATTTACTTTTAATATACAGTTAGATACTTCTAAGATTTGGTAATAATTAGAACCATCGAAATATCCTCTGTGACACCCCAGTGCTCCTGTTTTCAGCGGTCTGCTGTAGAGTTCATACATTCTATCGGGCGTATCATTTATTAGCTCACAATTTCTAATAATGTATTTACAATTTTTAGCCATCCCAATTCCTACAGCTTGGTTTTGAGCTGAATATATAATACAATTTTCAATTATACCATTTTTTTCTGTTTCGTCTGAATAATCAGCGTTGTCAACATGTACGCCATAAGCTCCTATGGTGTAATCATCCCTTCTGTTTTCAACAAAATTAGGTGTACCATCATGTGTCGCTTTAATTGTCAAATTTGAAATATAAAAATTGCCACTTGCAAATATAGGTGCATCATCATATCCACCTTTGTCATTCATTATTATGCAATCTTTTTTATTAGTGCCAATAAGCGAAATATTTTTATTTTGAATGCTTACTGTTTCGTTGTAAACACCTGGGTATATTTTAATGGTTACAGGGTTCGATTTAGTAGCGAAAGAAGAAGCGTAGTTAACCGCTTTACCTATTGATGAAAACATTTTTTCGCCTGTTATTGACACTTCAACAATATTTTTACAGTTATTCAATCTCTTCCATTCTAACCATGTCGAACCATTATTATATCTAAACCATAAAGTATTATCCGAAGAATTTAAGAAAAATTGGTAGCATCCACCTTTTAACTGTGTATTTAAGAACGAGAATAAGCATCCACTTAATGTCATACCATACACGGGTAAATTTTTAGTGCATTTTCCGTCTGCGATTTCCGATGTATTAAAGTAGCAATAGTAATAGCCTTTTGTAGCGTTGTTTGCATCACTTAGAATTGTTTTATAGGTACTTGAAAAAAGAAAATCCGTTGAACTTTTAAATAATTCTACTGAATTATCTAAATACTGAACCCATTTTGGAACGCCCTTTACAAAAATAGCGTTAACATAAGCACTTGTTGTTATTTCTATATCATTATTTATCCATAATACTAAATAGAAATGGTATGATGGGTACATTTTTCTAATTGAAACCAAATCCGCAGATGTAATATTTTGGTTTCCATTTACAAACGAATTACCGTTCCAGCACCCTACAGACGTATTGTGTTCGTCATACCCCCATAAATTAAAAACGTAGCCATTTAAAGCAACAACGCATTCAACATCTTCTGCTATATAATTTATGGTTGTAATTCGTTGAGATGAATTGCCTTTATCACCATTCCAAATGCCCTTTCTCTCCCACAGTTCCTCACCATTTGCATTTTTTAAGCCTGTGAACGTAGCTATATCTTCCTTTAGCGAACCAATAGCTTCTCCCGTTGCTTTTGCTTCTGCAAGCCCACCTTCTATAGTCAATGTAGTGTCTGGCTGTGATACACTCTGGATATCCTTAATAGCTTGTTCTTTTACGGAATTTACATTTTGAACAGCTTCCGCAGATGTGTTTTTAGTAAGCTCCAAAAGCTGATTTATAACATCTTTTTCTTCCTGTCCTATCTGTGGTTGATCAATCTCGATACCCTCTAGTACTGGTACTTCCGCTATTGCGGTATTCCATTCAACACTAATATTTGAATCGGAATCCGTTTTAACAGCGCAAACAATAAAACGTACCGTTCCCATATACCTTGCTGCATTTCTTCCAATCAACCAAGAAAAAGTTACATTTTCGCCATCTACAGCTACATCATCACAAATGTATTGGTCTTTGATAGAAACATTAAAATCCACACTGCTTACGTTTTCAAAGTTAATTCTGACTGAAAATTTGGATAAATCAAGATTATCTCCTACAATTTTTGGACATGAAAATTTAATACGTTCTGCATTCTTGTCAGAATGCACCCCACCAACTACGATTGTAGAGGGCACGAAAATAGCCCTTGTCTTAGCGTCAATTGTGCATATATCGGATTCTTGAGAAAGCAAATTAACATCTTCTTTTGTGCTCATAAGTAAATCAAGTGCTGTTGCCATGTTCTACCCCCTCTGTGATACTTTAGTTTTACCAGTAGTTATAATGTATTTTCCGTTATCTTTTACGCCAGTGACAGATACCGAAAAATAATCCCAAGTAAGGGCTTCCGGCGGAATTTCACATTGATTGTTCTTCAGTATTACTGGGTATTCTTTTTCCATTCTCCAAAATGAAGCAGCTATTTTACATCCGTTCCACTCTTGAGAAAAGATAAACAATGCTTTAAGATATCCAGTCGTGCCCTTTACCAGCCCAGAGAAATCACACTTGGGATCTGGATAAATTCTTTGATTATTTACAATAAATCTTAATACTCTCATGCAATCATCCTTTCCATTCCAACAGGCGAAACGTATGTAAATTGGTTTCCCAAAACATCTCTGGCTGTGCAAATAACAAACTGTCCGTAGTCTGCCAGAATATTGCATACAAATTCCTCTGCATCCACCCAATATCGTTTCTTGACCATGCGGTGAAGCTCTGGCAGTAGACCATAGCTGAACATTACGCAATGTCCTAATTCGTGGATAAATACACGGTTCAGAAGTTCTCCATGCAAGTTGCTTGCAATCGAAATTGTCATTGTAGAGTAATCAGATACAGCAAGTGTTCTATTTCCAGTGCGGTCAATTAACACGTTATCGTGTGGGGATACGAACTGTACTCTCCATAGGTCACCGTTCATGTAAAATTGTCTTAGCATGGCTTATCACCATCCTTTTCTCAACTAAAAAGCCCCTGCCGCACTACTGCAACAAGGGCTTAATCAATAATTTAATCATGTCATCTGCTGAACCAAACGGCTCAGGTCAGTTTTCATCTGCTGTCTGAGCGTTGCATCTGCATCCGACCACATTTCCGTAAGGTTACGAATAATATCTGATGTGTATTCTTTCATGGAATCATCCATTTTTCTCTTGGATTCAGAATCCTTAGAATCATGATAGTGCCTACGATTCTCATCGTATCTATCATAGGACTCGCCATATCTGGATTTCTTCCGATTTATGTCACCCATTTCCATATCACTACGGTCTGGATGATATCCCATGCGGTACATGTTGCGCTCAAATTCTGGATTGTTTAAATACTCATCCATCCAGTCATCATCTTCCATGTACAGATATGGTCTATAACCTTTTCTGGTTCCCCTACCTTTTGGAGCGAAACGCCCATTTGAATAGCGGTAACGGTCATATCCCATGCGTCCAAGATACTTTTCTTCCTGTTCGCATTCATCCATAGCTTCCACGATTCTGTAATCTTTATCTGCACAAACCGCACACTTTACTGCTTCCATGCAGTCTTTCAAATCGTCCCAGTCTTGAGCACTGAGATTATCAAATCCATGTGTTTTGGCTTTTTCCATGGCCCATTTTCCCATTTCCATTGCTGTCTTATGCATTCACGATACCTCCCCTCTTCACAGCCTGTACAACATTTTCTGCTGTTGGGGCTGTACCATTGATTGCAGTCAGATTGTTATTCGGACTACAAGCCGGATTCCCTAACATTTTGAACGCTCCACCAGTAGCGCTTGTTGCAACTCTGGTTGCATATTTTGTTCTGGTTCTGACGCCACATGCTGTTACCTGTGCGCAACAACGATTCTCCAATGGATATAAAGTTGTTCCTGTTCCTATCTGAATCATTACTGGGGCGGTAATTGTGGTTGTATTTGGAATGGACTGTGCTAAAACAATGCAGTATTTTTCTCCATTATTGTAGCTTCCTTCCGGGATAGTAACCACAAGATTTCCACCTGTGAATGCAATTGCAGTAGACAGCACAAGGTGATTGCAAAGCTTACAAACATTCTTACATGCCATATTTTTTACCTCTCAATCAATAAGAGGTGAGCCGCAACCCACCTCTTAGAATTAGTCAACCTCTAAGGGTGAGTTCAACAACTTTTGTTACTTTTAAGATAAATAGTCAGGGATATTCATTCTAGGGCTAGAATTTCCAGTTCTGTTCTTTTTACCAAATAAGCACTCTTCCGCACTCCATCCGGCATGTACCCTATACGCAATGGTTTCTTTTCCTATTCCAAGTTCTCTACTCCACTGAGAAATTGTTTTCTTTTTCCCACCGTACTCTAAAAATACGCTTCTTCTTTTGTTGCTGGCTTGTTCAAACCCAGTAATCCAGCAACAATTTTCGGGACAATAATTTCCATTTACGTCTTTTCTCTCAATGGTTAAGTCTTCTTGATATCCATTCGCATAAGCCCATTCTCTAAACGGCCAATATTCTTGCCACTCATCACACAATTTAATTCCACGTCCACCATAGTCTTTATAGTGCGGGTCATTTGGGTTAGTACATCTTGTTTTAATCGAAGACCATTTTTTATATAAAATTCCGGTTGATTCTCCATGACAGTTTCTACTTTGTTTTGAGTAATAACTTCGCAAACATCCGCAAGATGTACTTGTTCCCCTCATTAAATTGTATTGATAGCAATTGACATCATTGCCACAGTCGCAATGACATTGCCAATAATTAGAACGATTTTTCCTGCCTATTTTCTTTACTACGGTCAATTTTCCGAAACGCTTTCCTGCCAAATCTTCCGCTTTTGGGTGTAAACATCCACAACTTTTTGTGTGACCATTTCTTAGTCTAGATGTGTCTACGATCACAATATTGCCACAATCGCATTTGCATTCCCATAACCTATGTTTCCACTTATTGGTTCCTGCGCTAGATTCAACTGTAAGTTTCCCAAATTTTTGACCTATTAAATCTTGATTAACCATGCACCGTTCCTCCTATGATAATTTTATTATATCATAATAACGGTACATATTCAATTTTTAATTTAATTCAATGATAAAATCAGCAACAACCGTTGTTTCCCCCACATCCACAGCTTCCATAATATCCATACAAGTTGCTTGCCGGATATGCAGGAACCGGAAGCGGTGCAGTGCGTCTGAGAATTTCTGCTGTATTTGCGTTCATAGCCGCCTGTAATACCGCATTCTGGTCGGACTGTGAAGCCGCCAGTTTAAGTGCCTGATTCTCTGCTCTGAGGTCTGCTGTCTCTTTCTGGCAAAGATAATCAAGGATTGCTCTTGTGTTGCTGTTCTGGTTTTCCAGAAGGTCTCTGGTGTTGTTGTTCATTGTGTTCTGGAGAGCACAAGTGTTAGTGGCAAGGTTATAATTGATGCCCTGGATGGCTTCTCTTGTTTCGCAGCAACAGTTTGCTAACTGAGACTGTAATGCGTTGGTATTCTGCATACCGGCTACAGTATCAGCATTGATTGCCTGCTGAACGCCGTTGAAGCCTTGAAGCATTCCGACATTCATACCATTAAAGCCACTCTGCATGGTATTGTTAAGAGAATATGTGCTGTCACAGATACCCTGCTGAATACCTCTGATACCATTCTGAATATCATTAAGGGCGAATTCCTCATTAATATCTGAACGGGTAGCCCATCCTTGGAAACCTGCACCATTTGTACCGTTTCCACCATTGCCACCCCAGCCGCCAAAGCCGCCGAAACCGCCCCAGCCAAAGATAAGCAATATTATAATCCACCATGCCCAGCCACCGCCAAAGCCATAGCCTTCATCGGCACGGTTATTAGAGCCGCTTAATACAGCGACATCGCTTGCTGATAATCCACCATTCATCATAGCGATTACCTCCTTATTGATTTTTGTAATTTATACAAAATCAAAAGACCGCGGCTCTTTTAATTATTGTAGCGAATTTATTTTATTCCAAACTGGTTCTTAACCTGCGACAGTATATCGTCTGGATTAATATTTCTTTCTTTACAAAGATTTCTTGCAAGTTTTTCAATTCCTGCATTATCACCTTTTTCCATCATGTTAATTGCATTGTCAATTACAGGATTATTTCCAGATTGCTGTTTCATCATATTGATTATGGCTTGTTGAGGATTCCCTCCACCACGTATCATCTGCATAAGTTGCATTGGATTCATCATCTCTGTTTACCTCCATTCTGCTTGGGTTCCGATGTTCCAGACATTTGTGTCTGGAACATACTCTTTATTTCGGAAATCTCAGAACAAACATCGTTCCGAAGCTGATTAAACATAGCTTCTATGTCAATCGGTTTTTCTTCTGCCTTTGGTTGCTGTTGTTCTTCCGGATTTATAAGTCGATAAACAAAAATTCTACTTCTTCCATCTGCCTGTAATTGTTTTCTATATATTTCTGTTCCATCTGTTTTTGGATAATAAACAGGATTACCGGACATATCTACATCTTTTGCCTTTACAGTATCAATGCCATCTACCATCTGTCCTTGCAACATGGGGATTTGTGGCACTTGTGGCATTGGTTGTTGAATTTGTGCCTGTCCGTATGGCATTGCCTGCTGATAACTATTCTGCAATTGTGCTAATCTATCTTGATACGGCTGTATTTGTTGAAATGGTTGCGCAAAATACGGATTACCATACTGCATATCTCAAACCTCCCTTGTTTTTATAACTATATTTTACAATAATAAGAGGTTGATTAACACGCCATGATAACGCCATAAATACGCCATTTTCTATTAATACAAAGAAAAGCCCCGACAATACATCGGGGCAACTTTCATAATTTTCTTCTTTAATTTTCTGTTTATGCGGTCTACGGTTCTTGTGCTGTAACCCATGATTTCTGAAGCTTCTGCAAGTGTTTTTTCTTCGTAAACACGCAATCGGAATAACTCTTTTTCTCTGGAATCAAATCCAGCTTCACGCAAATAGAAGATTCTTTCATCTTCTGAAAAGTCTTTATAATTATCCATTCCACCGTCCTCCCTGTTAGTGGAATCAATATTACACCGGGAAAATGCCTTTAAGAGCAAAGCCTAAAACAATACCGATTATGCCAGTTATGACATAAGCAATAATTTTGTCCTGTAATTTTCCTGGTTTTTCCATGAGTGCTTTTAAATTGTCGTTCATTTCGTCAACTGTATCTTTGATGTGTCCCAGATCGTTGTTGTATAAAGCAATTTTCTGTTCTAGCGCATTGATACGATTAAAAAAGCCTTCATCCCTTTTGGAATGCTTTTCTTTCATCTCACGGACGGCATTTTCCAATTCTTCCAAGCGGTGTTCGTTGATACACTCGTGTTCACATCCCATCGCTATTCCTTTCCATCACTCCCATTTTTTAAGATATTGCTTCTACCCACCTAATTTGAAGCACCCCTGCGATACGTGGGAGGATTGACGTATCACGCACACACCATCTTAGAATCCGATAAATGGAAAAACACCATGATTTACATAAATTTCAGTTTCGGAAGTCCAATTTCTGTTTACAGAAGATTCGGAATGTGATCCTTGAAATTCAGCTCCCTGTTTCACAAGAAAGAAAAGAGCCAAATCAAATATGCAATCATAGCAGTTTTCCATATCGGAATTTATTTTCTCATCACTGTAAGAGGAAGGATAATTCCTTTTCTTCTTAAATGAACGAATAGCCCTCTTTGCTGAAAGAGGAATCATCCTCGCAGTTTCTTCATCATCTTCAAGATAATTTGTCAAATCCTCTATAAGCTGTTCGTCCATTTAATCACCTACCTTTGCTGAGATAAAATCTCTGATATTATTCCAGCCTTATTAGTTGCTGCCAGGGCATAGCCGTTATCACTTGCAAGTTGTCTTAACTGTGATACAGTCATATTAGACAACTCGCTTTCTGTATACTTATGTGTTGATTCATCATAAGCACTTGCTACAGATGGTGACTGGCTGTTTTCATCGAGACTATGCCCGGTTATTCCCCCGCCTTGGTACCGATTACGATACCGCCGTTAGCTTTCGGTACAACCGGGATGAACATTCCAGAAGCTTTCGTCCATACTGCAACTGGATCTGGCGTAGCCCACATGGACATGGTAATAAAGGAACGGTTTTGCTGCTGAATGAACTGACGGTACTCTTTTTCCTCTGGTGTTGCGCCCCAAAGTCCAGTACCAAAAGAGCCATCCTGGTTAGATTCATACAGGGTAAATACATCTTCTTTGAAATATCTACCTGTTTTAACAATGCCTTTGCTTCTGTAACGGAATTTTTCGTCACAGCGATCAATTGTAATTCCGTACTCCTGCATGAGAAGGTTCGCAAGCTCCTGTTTCGTCAGAAGACGTTTGTTTGCTGCGCCAAGAACTGCGGTCTGCATTCCGGTGTTGTTTCTCATGTTGTTAATCATTTTAAGAGAGGTAATTGCCTTATTGACAACATAGCCGCCATCTTCTGCAAGCTGAACCATTTTCTGAATATCACCCATAATATCAGAATCTGGTTTAGACCAGTCTGTAATGGTAATTTTTAATTCAGACGGAACTCCAAAATCAATAGTCATGTCCACTTTGTTTTCTTTGATAACAAGTTTTCCAGTAGACAGTGCCTGTCCTTTCATAACTTTGGTTCTGGCAAGGACGGCCTCAAAAAGGTTTGTCGCGTCATCGAATACAAAGTCTGTAAGTTCCTCATTATCTGGTACACCGTTCTCGATAGCCTGTTGTAAGCTCTCGGACTGATTGAGCTTCCTTTTAATGAGAAGTTTCTCGGTCAACACCTTTTCAAAACCAGGTCTGGAACCGATTTCCGCTTCGGTGTCAAGGGCGTGTACAAATGCGATTTCCGGAAGCCGCTGTCCGCTCATAAGTCTGTAGTATTCAGCCTTCCAGTAATCTGTTTTTACATCCGGGAAAATAGTATCAAGGATTCCAGGTCTTTTAACAGAGAAATTCTGGGAGAAATTAAGTCTTTCTTCCTCGCTGATTGCTTCTAATACATTGTATGCCATTGCTTATTATCCTCCTTAAAATACAACTTCGGTTTCTTCTACAAACACAATTCCAAGTGCCTGTAATTCAGTTTTTGCAGTTGTGTCAACAGTTGCGGGAAGTCGGTCTTCCAGGACACGTCCGGCAACAATAACGGAAATTGGACGCTTCTCATCGTCTGTCATATCCACATCTTCAAACACAAGACCTTTTGCGCCGGTTGCGTTTGTTGGGTATACGGAACCTGCCTTAATAATTTTTCTGTCATTAACTGCAACTGCATTTGTCTGATCTGCTGTGTAAGTTTTGAGTACAAGTCCTACCTCAGATTCAAGGATATTCGGGGTAGATTCGTACTGCTTAATTTTCATGAAAGCCATGTTTTAAAATCTCCTTTTCTTAGAAATTAGCTGGTGCATTATCATCAGCCGGTTTTGCATCTGGGTTCATGCGTGCCGAATACTGTTTAGCGTACTCAGACGCTTTACTAGTTTTTTCCTGTTTGCCACCGCTACCACCTCCGGGATTCGGAGTATTTTCCAATGCTTCTTTCTCCCAAGCTGCTTTTGCGGTATCAAGTGCTGTTTTATTTGCTTCGGAAACTCCCTTAACAAAAGTTTCGACTTCTTTCATTGCATCTTCTGGTTTCTCATACGGTGCAGATGCGTATGCTTTAATAGCACTCGCGTATGTTTCGGTTGAAAGTCCTGCATTTGCGAACATAGAAGTAATTTCACTGGTAAGGGCTTTTTTGTTGGATTCTGCAAGCGCAGCTTTCAAATCAGCTAACTCCTTATCCACTGCTTCCTTTTCTTTCTTGCGTTCAGCTTCTAGCCGTTCTGCTTCGGTCATGTTCTGCTTTTTCAACTCTTCCAACTCTTTTTCCAGGGAATCTGCTTTTTCAGCTTTTTCCTTCAGAGAAACATTTTTGTCTTTCTCTTTCTTAGTTTCAGCAGAAATAGAATCAAGAAGCTTAGAAACCTGTTCCTCGGAAGGTTCTGCAACTCCCATACCAATAAGTGCCTGTTTTGCCTGTTCTCTTGTCATTGAAATCTCCTTTCTTCCAGTCCAATACGCTTTTTCAACACGGTTCGCTCCGCACATGGTCTGTACCCGATTTACGCTCACGGGCTGTTGCAATTTATTTGATTTTGGGTATTAAAAAAGAAGCCTTAGATTTCTCTAAAACTCCTTAAATAATCGAAATTTGGTTCATTCTTCGTTAGATGGAGAATTTGCCATTGGTTCTGTTTTGGACGGATTTTGAAACTTTCCGTCAAGTAATTGCTGTGCTTTCTGCATTTCCGCTTCCGGGTCTGCCAGTTCCGGGTAAATAGTTCCCAGATACGGTAAACTCATTTCGTAGACTTTCTGCGGATCACTAAATAAACCGCAAGTAATCAGTGCAATAAGCGGATGAATTTTATTTTTAAACAGATAATCAAGTGCCTGTGCTTTTACAAGCATATTGTCTGTTGGGTTTCTGGTTATCTTCACATCGAAATCTCGTGTTGAGATATTAACATCTTTTGATGTGCCACGGATAATATTCAGAATAATTCTGGCAGATTCCTTTTCAGCTTCCTTGGTGAATGCTTCTACCAATTTTGCATCTCTCTCTGCAAAATCCCATCCATTACGAAGGTATACAGCATTTCCTGTATCTCCTCCGCTATTGCTTTGTCGGTTTGGCATTGCTTCCACAATCAGCATATTATTGTAGATATCATCCTTTGCAACCTGGCTCTCTGATTGATTCAGTTCAGCGGTCATCAGTTCAACATCCGATTGACAGCCATTTCCGGTATCTTTAACAGAGATAGCACCAAGTTTTACCATTTCCAAAAACTCGTTTTTGTCTACCTCGCAGTTTTTAAACTTCATAAAGGATTGCACAAACTGTTCCACGCCATTTAATCTGTCAGACTGGTATTTGTTAATTGCATCAAATAATGTGATTGCAATTTCAACATCTGAAAGCCTGTCATGATTATTCGGGCATTCAACAATTGGAATACCGCCAAAACCATTGATGCCGTAGTTAGTTACTTTCCCATTCTTGATTTCAAAAAACTGGTTCTTTGAATAACATAAATAATATTGCTGTTCATCTTCATCTTTTAAAATCTGTACGGAAAGCATTGGTTTCCCATTTCTCTGTGAGTATACAATGTAACAATCACCTGGATACGGAATGAAGATTCTAAACGGTGGTAAATCTCCGTTTTTTGTCCAATCCTCTTCTTTCAGAATAGCCTTATAGGAAGTTCCTGTTGCGCTCTGGTATATTGCCCTTTGGATGTTTCTTGCATCTGCATTGGCTTCATCAAGATAATCATTCAGAAGGTCAACTTGCTCATTTATTTTTTTGTCTGCATTTTTCTTTTTGCATACATATTGGATTGGTTCCCCGCAAATCTGCCCAGCTTTAAATTTCACAGTTTCAAATGCGTGGTTTTCAACCACTCTGTTATTAACTTCTGGACGGACTATTTTGTTTCGGTATAATATCGGCTGATCGCCTTTCATGTACCGATACAAGTAATCAATCAATGTTCGATTTCTATTATGTATGCCAATAGTATCAGATACTACCTTTACTACATTTTGTGGAGTGATTCGGTCAACGCCTGTGTAGGCTACTTTTCTCCCGAACTCACCTCGGCATAAATCCACAAAATTCATTGTATTTCTCACGAGCCGAACCATCCTTTCTACAAAATAAAAAGCACTGGATATTTCAATCCAATGCTCTACTTTATATTTTACACATATTGGTGGTATCATTCAGTATACTTCGGTATCATCTTTCAAAACCTTTTATCTTTTTTACTTCTGCCAAAGCTTTTAAGTGTTTTTTCTTAATATGTATTTCAGAATATCCCATCTCATCTGCAATACGAACCAATGATTTGTACTCAACATAATGCTTAAATAGTATGTTGTACAGCAACGGGTCTTCAACCTGTTCTATGGTTCGGACTATTTCCTGTTTTTTTTGTAAAAATTCGGATATCATTTTTGAAATCTCTTCTCGCAGATCAAATATCTTTGCAACCATATCTCCCATCGGATCACGTTTTACAGAAGTTTGTACCTTTTCTCCAACAGGAATTGCAGATACACTTGTGGAAAGAGAACTGAGCTGTTCTTCTTCGATAAGCTTGTTTTTGATTCTGTTATCATAATTTTCAATCTGGCGTAAATATTGAGTTGCAGTCATCATATTCTATCTCCTCCCCCAAAGTGGATTCTGTGTTGCTGTTACTGTTCCAACTCCGCTTCCATTTTTTAAGAATACTGCTAAGCTAGCGAGTGAATCCGGTGCGTCATCGTGCTTATTTTTTCCTGTCATTGTGAATGAATAGACATTATTCATAAATTTTCTATACTCTGCATTTTGATATCCAGTATCAAGAAAATAAAATTTTCTAATGTTTTCAGCATTATCCCAAATTCTCTGTTCTTTTCTCACTGCTGATTTAGGTGCGTGTCCACCATTATTCAAAATCATTTGTTGAGCATATTTAGAAGTAAGATTAGTTTGATACCCTTGTTCCTTCAACTTTCCTTCTACTTCATCTTTATACCCTTCGCCGCCTGCATTGGCTTCAAAAAAAGCATTCGTAACTTTATTATTGACAATTGCTGATACAACTTTTGGCATAGTAAATTTCTTTTCAGAGTTATCAAATACTACTTCGTGTATATATACAGAACCATCTTCATATACATATGCTACTGGCATTGCAAGGTAATCACTACCACCAAGAGCCACGTCGCAAGCCGAAACTACTTTCAATGGTTCTTCATCTGGAAGTTGTCCATTATAAAAATTCATATGTTGCGCATTAAATAAAGCGCCATCTCTTTCAATAGGTTCCTGCTGATACTGGGCTAACCATCCTGCCATATCATCGTTTTCTTCAAATTTAGAACGAATAGTACGATAATATTTTGTACTGAATCCAACTCCGTAATCGTAGTCAAAATTACTCTCATCAGTTTCCGGGTCAAGAGCTGGAATTTTAAGAACATCATATCTAATGTGTTTTGCTTCTGGATTATTCTGAAGAAATGATAGTCTGTCCATATACAAATCATGCAATGACCAGATAGTACCATTTAGAATCAATTTACATTGTTCTTTCTTTCGTGACATTACATTGTTGTCAAACACAATTTGCTTTCTTCTGAGAATATCTGGATTTAATACATCTTGAATACCTTCCAGGATATCATCGAGAATCAGCCAACCATATGCGTCATACTCACCGTTCAAACCAGATTCCAAACCTTTTCCAGATAATGTCGCATATTTTTTCTTTCTTTCAAGGTCTACTTTGTGGTTCTTTGCATCCGTTCTGGCTATTTTTGAATGAAATACATCTTCATGACAATATGTGGGGTCAGTCCATATTTCCATAACTCCATCTAGGAATGCGCCGCCAAGTCCTTCTTTATATGTAACATAGAGGTTGCTTATCTCTGAATCTCTTGCACAATGCCATGCGGTTCCAACAGTAATAATTTGCGATTTACCAGTTCTGGCTGGCTGATGCAGAAACAATTCGTCAAGTTCATCTTCTTCAAGTGCTTGTAATTTATCTACTACTTTTTTCAATGTTCTGCGTCTTGGTAAATAGAACCGTTCTTCTGGTTTTCTATCTTTTTCTATATACATGGCATATGAATCAAGCAAATGTGGTGATTCCAATAATAAATACTGCCAGTAGATATCGTCAAAGTCACCACTACCAGTTAATGCAGCACACTTCTCTGCTATGTTATGTGAGTATTGACTTACTTTCATAGCCATTTTCCGTGCTTCTTGATTCTTGTTGAAAGGAAGGTCAATATTCATGTTTAAGAGCAAATCAAGGCAATCCTTTTGGTTCTGATAGATTGTCATGTCACTACTGATAATTTGATTCAGCACTGCCCGATACCATTCAAGCGAGCCTTCTGTAATTTTTCCCATAAAAATAGAGCCAGACCTCCTTTCTTTTTAGAATTTAGTCTGGCTCTCATGTGGCTCTCTGACTGATTTATTTATTCTTCTCAATAATAATTACTTGACCTTCGAAACCAAAATCAGTTGACTGGTCAAATGTATGTGTTTCGGCTGATTCGTTATCTCTCATTGGTCGAGTAAGATACCACAAATCATCGTCTTTCCATGTGATTTCTTCCAGTTTTACACCTGGTTTTAATTTTATTGTGGTTGTTCCACCCAAATTCTTTGTTGTCGATTGACATGCTGTTAATCCAAACAGCATCATTGATAATAACGCAGCAAAAAATATTTTCTTCATAAACTCTCCCTTTCCTTCTTTACTGGCCATTCAAAGCCAAAATCTGAACGTTTGATTTTGCATTGTGGGCTTCCGTCTTTCCAGAAAACTAATCCCTCTATCTCGTGTTCAGAAAGATATTTCTTGATTCCCTCAAATGTACGCTCGACTTCAACGATGTTGTTGCCATGTCTTATTAAAGAATCATAATCGTCATAATATGGATTGCCTTGAAAATGCTTTCCAACAGCTTCATATGTGCCATCTGGTAATTTACAACCTTGATTTGTCCACATTGAAGTTACATAATACGCTTCTACAAACCACTTATCAGACGAATTATTCTCATCAATCTTTACCCATCCCGGCCAATGACCTGTAATGGAATCTGGTTCACAACAAGGGATAAATCCTTCTGGCGGTGTTTTTCCTTTCTTGCAGTCATATCTTTTATAATATTCTCCGTCAATTATCGCACAGCAAGAACCATCATATTTGACCGTTGCAATCCCTTCTCCTTCAAGTACCCATTCCATACCCGGATGCACTTTTGGAAGAACCTTTACAACCTTATGGTCTTTGAATTCTCGCTCAAATAATGTTGGTATCTTTTTCATTTGCTCACCATCTTTCTTTTTGATTTCAAGTATTTTCTGTATTTGCGACTGTATTTCCGAAGAATTAAATCGAGCATAATGCTATTTGTCTGTTCTACATTTTCTGACATAGTTGTGAGATATGGATAATCTTCTCTATCATCTACTAATGTCTTGAAAATCAAGTCTAAAGCAAACTGAGCACTGATAGGTGGGTCGCACAGTTCAAAGTCTTTATCCTTGTACCACTCATCAATTTTCTTTTGGAATCCATCAAAGGATATTTCTTCGTTCCATATCATACGTTCACCTCAAACTCTTTCTTGCAATTACTACCCTTACATTTCAGTTTCAGGTGCTGAATCTTCGTGTTTGGGCTAATCAAAAGTGCTTTCTTTTGGCAAAAAGGGCAACAGGCGTATTTCACTCCATTGATATTACTCAATAATGCCTGTCCATTCCACGGTTCGGGTGGGTTCATATATTCAGAAAAATCTATTCCTTCGGATTCTAATGCTGACTTAATGCTCATTTATTTACCTTTCTATTTCTTTTATGCTTTATTGGTCTTCCCTTTTTGGCTGCCATTTTTATCATTAGCCGCACAACAGATTTAAAAACATTATCAAATTTTCGTTTCCCTTTTCTTCCAGCAATTTGTCTAAATTTTGGCTTTTTATTCATTTTTAAGCAGTTATTTGGTATTTTCTTAAAACCAATTTTCATGGCTTCTTCAATGCTTATTTTTTCTTGATCCATTAATTTTCCTCCGTTTCGGAATGCCATGCATTTTACGGAAATTGTTCTTGTTTATTCGATTTGGGGCAAATAGTGTCCAAAATAGTTCATCACTTAATTTACATTCAAGTTCAATACTTAACGGCTTGCCTATGCTACAAAGTGTTCCGTCCTCATTTCTGTGTAGAATACCGCCTTCGATAACACTACCATCCGAAATTGAAATCTCTGGTATTTCTTCAATCACTTCACCATTACATGTAAAGAAATGCTTTAATTCTTCCTTTTCATCCATATCAGCACATTCCTTTGTTTTTCCTTAAATTAGCGTATCGGTCAACTATAACATCTATTGTTGTATAAAGCTGATTGATTGTGATGCAATCATCCTGGTGGCGTTGTTCATACCATTCGATAGATGGATGACCAGTATTTACATTTTCAACTTCATCAGTTGGAAGCTTCCAGTTATCATTTTCAAGAAGCTTTTGGTTAAGTGTCTCCGATAAAGCTTTATAGTCCAGGATTATATGCTGTTTCTTCTCACATTCTTCAGATAACCGAACAACTTCTTCTTTCAACTGATCTATTGTCCAGCTCTTCAAATCTTCAATTCTCATGGCATTCTCCCTCTATCTTGTAGCCCAAGTAACTATTTTATTCTTACACTGTGGACATATAATATATTTCTGCTTACGACCATGTCCAGATGGCATATTTGTAGTAAACACTTTCTCTATACATTCTTCTTTTACGTCTTCACACTCGTCATAGCTCAATAGCGCACCGCACTTATCACAAGTTGTTTCTTTTTTTGTTCCTGTTTTTAATATTTTAATCATGTTTTTCCTCCCTCTTTTCCCTGTGCTTCATCTGGCAGGCGATCATTTTAGCTATGTTCTCACGTTCCTGTTTTATGCCATGTCCCTGGCGGAACAGCTCACACTCAAGGATATTTCCGCAGTGTGAGCATTCGTCTTTGATTTCTTTACCGCATACCTCAATCATTTTCATCACCACAGTAAATCAGTAAGTAATTTGCAAGTTTTCTAAGGTCATTATTCCCATACAGGCGAATACCATCTTTCAATCCTCTGTCAACCAACCAGTCTGCTAACTTTATTGGTTGTGTAGGTGGTTCATCTTTGGATTTTTCTATCTTAAAATCATCGATTAAACCACCTCTATTTATAAGTTCAGACAAATCACTCATGCTTGTTCTCCTCCCAACATTCACAACTATCATACATGCATCTAAAGTCTGCGCAATATTCACTATCGACATTGAAGCAAACACATGTGAAGTTATCATGTTTTCAACAATTCTTGCAACTTTTTTCATTCATAAATTACCTCGATTTAGAAAAATCCAGTGCGCCGACTTGAACGGCATAAATCTCCCAACGAGAAACACTGGAACTTTAGGGGGAAAATGCAACTTCTGGCAATGGCAATTTGCCAGATAGAAACAACAGGAATCGAACCTGTGTCACATGATATTGAGTATCATTGCTCTACCACTGAGCTATGTTTCATATCACCGCCTGTCACGGTCAGTTCTTTTGAAAAGAACTGGGATGGGTTTCACTTTTGTTTCATTCAACAGTAATACAATTGTATCTTTCCGAATTGATCGTGTTTTCCATAGCCTCAATCGGATTGTATCCAAGATTCTGTAAAACCTGTTTGAATACTGTTACCGACTGACCACTTGCAAGCTGTACGCCTTTTTTTGTAGCATCTGCATGAAATACATCATGTCTGCTGTCTACATTCCAGAAGATAACGTTCGGAATGATGTATCCAGCTTCTCTGAATTTCTTTTCCATTTTGTCATAGAAAGACCAGTCCTTATTGCCACTATAATCAATTTCCATATCAGAGATAACGACTATAGCTTTTGGCATTTCTTCTTGAGAAATATTATTCTTCTCGGCAATATCAAGTACTTTCTTAAATGCAGCTTTGAGGTCTGTGCCATAGCCCCAATTTGCTTTTGCAACATTGATTATTTTCTGATGAAGTGTTTTTCCCTTCAGAGAAACAATCTGTGGACAACTAGAGAATGTCATAAACAAATTATGATATGCTCCTGTATTTCTCTCAGCAAAATATATTGCCAAGCCGATTGACGTTGCCATTGGTCTTCCATACATTGAGCCAGATACATCAGCCATTATCAGTGCATTTGTTCCCTGTTCGACATAATCTGGAAGCGCTTTCCACTGTGCTTCAAGAACTTTGTTGTTTTCTTTTCCGTAAAGAATTTTCTCTACGATATCGTATGGATACAAGGTTGAAGCATTGATTTTAATTTCTCCTTTATCAGCTTTATTGATAAACTCACTGAAACCATCTGGATCATGCTTTGCAAAGGCTCTACGATAAATCATCATTGCACGGCTTGGAACTTCTGGATATTTAATCTCGTTCCACTTACCGGCAGACATAAGGCTTTCAACAACACCGATCTGTTTTCTCATGCTACGAACAATTCTCTTAAAGTTGTAGACTGGATAACCCAACTTCTGTGCA